ATGAGGTACCTCTAAAAGAAGAGCCCCTAAAAGAAGAGCCCCCTGAACCTATTATGGCAAAATTTGATTGCCACCACTGCGGGGTGTACGGGGTTAATGTGCCCTTATATGAATGGGAAGACTTAAACATAGAGCATGAAGACTGCCCAGAAAAACCAGACGAAAATCCAGACGAAAAACCAGAATAGTCTAGTACCAAGGGGTTTGCTGCTCATAGCAGCTTTTTAGTGTCCCATCACTACCCCTTGGTACTTTTTATTATTTTACATTACTTTAGGGCTACTAATGGCCCTTTTATATTTGCTTGTTGACTTTTACACATTACAACACTATTATACTTATCTTTAAGCAGCTAACTAAAAAATCAACTGTAACTATTTAGAGCATGGAGAAACTGGCAATGGATAACGAAGACATAGTAAAAGAACTAAAAGAAGACACCACTGTAACAAAAAGTGACACCCCTTTAAGTATCGAAGATCACATAACACACGACCCCACAAAATTAGAACAATTTTTAAAATTGTTGCCTTGTGAGTGGGTCAAAGCACTAGTTACAGGCGTAGATGAGCACAAACTCCTGCTTAATGATAAGAGTATATTATTTGTAAACCACATTGAAGATGTATCCCAGGACGCACAAAATAGAATATGGATTAAATTTACTTTACCCCGCAGGCGTGGCTGGTACCCCAACACTCCAGACACCCCCAGAGTACTTAATGACCAAATACCAAATAAGACCATGGCTATACCCAGCGAGTTCATAGCCGCAGTGATGCCCTTTAGTTGCAAACATGACGGCTACCTGCACCGCGACACCTGCGGCGATTGTGACATGCCTGTGGACGATATAATGCGCATAGCTAACGAAGGCTTCGTGACCTCAAAGCGTTTCATTGATGATGACCCCAGCATTAAATATGCAAATTATGGTAACCGTAAAACACTCAAATTAGACATGCCTGTACCCAAGTACGCTGCAGGGGACACCCCTATAATTGAGGGTACTGAGTATTTAATTACAGACATAACTTATGAACTTACATACAAATTAGCTTACCCCAACGACCCCGACACCTGCATAGCCGCTGTAACAGAAGAGATTTTACTAGCCCATCAACCTAGTTTAAATAACACAGAACCCACACCTGAACAAGAGGAAGGTAAAGATGAAAAGTAAGGTGCTGGCACTAATAGACGGAATTGATATTGACATAGCTTTTAAAAATTCCTATGAAGCGTTCCACAAACCATGCGTAAAGTACATAAATTTAGTACGTACTCAAAATTACACTGCTAAAATTTATGTTTTTGATAATGTTGAACTTAACGAACAAGGCTATTTAGTTAACCCACATAATCACGCATATAATTTTACAACACATATATTAGTTGGGGGTGTGCGAAATGTTATCTTTGAAGTACAACCATATACATTAGGTGACTGGCAATTGTGTGAGTACAGCACCCCACTAAATGGGGGTGATGGAAGCGAGATAGTCACTAGGTGCAATTTAAAAGAAAAAAGTAATTATGACTACAACACATCAGTAGATATTTATAATATGGACCATAGACAAGTGCATACTATAATTCCTCGTACTGACAGAACTACAATACTATTTTTAGAGCAGTACAGAGACATAGTAGAAAAAACACATTACTTAAAACCTGAATTTGACAACCACCATAATTGTATCCACCAAAAATTTAAAAATATTGCAGAATTTACTGAATGTTTAAAAACTATAAGAAGTTTAATAGTAGATGGTGATAACTAATGCCTGACCCTGACAACACCATACACATAATAAACAAATGGGTGCGCCTTGCTGATGTGTACCCCTGTGATATGTCGAACCCCCCAGGTACCTGCATAAATAAAAAAATAAAAACAGGGCATAAGGTAAGGTACCTAAAATCTTGGGTAGTGGTGGAAGACCCAGATACAGGCGTGGCTGCCCCCAGGGTACTAGCACAAAACCACCTGTGTAAATTCTGCTGGCAAAAACATAAAGCACTAATTTTAAAGCACCACAAGTTAGCAGCAAAACAAATACTACAGCAAGAGCATATGGCAGACCTATTTGACAAAACAGTTGAGGCAACCCCTACAGGTAAAACAATGCCTGTTAAAAAAGAGAGTAGTGAATGATGGATATAAGCCGTATGCAGGATTTAAAATATGATCTAACTAAAGAAATAGCCAAAAAAATAAATGACTTCTGTTTAGAGACAGAATTAGAAGTAGATGGTATTGAGCTAACACCTGCACGTAGTATAGGAAATCCTATAAGATACATAGTTAATATTGAAGTAAAGTTAAAGTAAGGAGGTATGAGCGTGGGTAGGAAAAAACTAGTACCCAAAGGTAAATTTACTGTAGCATACCGTAAAGCGAAGAGCGCCCCAGAGCTTGCTGAAAAATTAGGTATAGCCATACCCACTGTGTATAAATTTATAACTAGGTACAACTTAAAAAATTATGCAAGGGAACGAAAATTAATAACAGATAAAGAAATACTAGATGTTTTAAAGGAACACACATCGCTAAACCCTGCTGCACGTGAGCTTGATATACCCCCTACCTCATTAAGGCAGAGGTGTTACCGCTTAGGTATAAGCTTTACTGTAAATAGAAAAGTAAACAATAAAAAACTAGCCTTTAAATTTATTAAAGAGTACTGGGTTAAAACTGTTATTGACATAGCTAAATCTGCAAAAATGGAACCTAGACAAGTACGCTTTATGATGCAGAAATACAGTATTGATTTTTGTGTAGAAAACAAAGTGCCCATAATAACAAAGCTAACTGATTTAAAAATAGCAAATGAGATAATGAATAATAAGTCGCTGCGTAAAGACAGAAAAGCACTTGCTGAAGTAACAGGCCACTCTGTAGATTATATTAAAGAATATTTAAGGGGTGGTAAATGACAATAAACAATAAAGATAAGTACGGCGCAAAAGAATGTTTTGCCGATATTGTCGAATACCTTTACAGCAGGTCAACCGCTAGTGTTTGGTGGTTTAAACTGTCACAAATAATTATGTGGCTTATAGGATTTTTAACTGGGTTTTTATTATGGGGGATCAAATGACAGCAAAAGATAATGAGCTTAGCTATGAAGATCACCAAGCAAGGTTGTATAGAGTGTTATCTGTACCAATTGCAAAAGCCGTAATTGAGGACCCATTTTTAAACAACTGTTTTAATGTTGCAGTCAGAAACAAACTATCTGCCCATAAAATGTTAAGTTTAATGGTTGAAAAGCTTTATGAAAAAAGTACCGACCTTGACAAAAGGCTTCTTAAGATAGCTATGAACTCGACTACACCAGCCTGGAACACCCGTCCCAACACTAAATGATAGTTGATACCACATACAGGCCCTTAGACAAGTTACAAAGTAATGCAGTAAGATTTGCCCACGATTTTAAATATTTATTTGGTCTTTTTATGGATGCTGGGGCAGGTAAGACCCTTACTACAATAAGGCTAATTGCACCAGTACGACGTAAACAATTTTTACCCGCCTTAATATTCTGCAGGCGCGATGATTACCTAACCTGGAAATTAGAATTAATGCGTGAAGGGTGGTCTGAAGATGATATGTTTTTTATCCACCATAAAGACAGTAAAAACCAAGAATTTATAGATACCCCCAAAGCCTGGAATTTTGTCACCTACGATTTAGTAAAAGGTAAGTACCCCAGGCACGAAAGCGGAAAGAAAAAGAAAAGAAGCAGAACAATTAACTTAACTGATGCAGGACAATGGGTAGAAGAGAACCAGCATGAATTTGAAATAGTAGCAGGCGATGAGCTGCATATGATTAAGTCATGGGATAGCTACCGCACCAAAGTAGTTCACAGCCTTATTAAACCCATCCCTAGAAGAATAGGTATGACAGCCACCCCCCAAACGAATAAGCTTATGGACCCATTCAGCATAGGCTTGTTCTGTGACCGTGGGAAAACATTTGGTACTGACCACTATAAATTCTTAAGGAAATATTTTATTAATGTACCGGGTAGCGGGTGGTTTCCGAAGCGTGAAGCTAAAGAGCAGATAAGAGAAAAATTCCAAAGGTTTAGTTACTGCGCAAAAGTAAAAGTAGATGTTATTGAGCGCCCACCCATTATTAAAGGCGTACCCATGATGGGTAAACAACGCAGGCTTTATGAACAGGTATTAAATGATTGGGAGCTTGAATTAGATAACGGCCAAATACTAGAATACAAATATGTGATGTCTAAAATGCACAAATTAAAACAAATAGCATCTGGATTTTATTATAAGGAAGATGGTACTGCTGTACGCTTCCCCTGCAAAAAGTTAGACTTAGTAAGAGAACATTTTCTATCGCCCGATTATTTTTTAAACAGAGATAAAATAGTTTTGTACGGATCATACCGTGAAGAAATAGATATGCTTTACGACCTTATGCAAAAATTAAATATCACTGCAATAAAATATGATATGACTGCACCGAAACAAAAAGAGGAAGCCCGGTTAGCCTTCCAAAACCAAAAAGAAATCAAAACATTTATAATAAACCAAGAAAAAGCTACAGGTATGAACGAATTAATGGTTGCTTTTACAGCAGCCTATTTTTCACGCAGTTACAAAGTCACTGCAGAAAAACAATCTAAGGGTAGAATTTTACGCAAGGGGTCAGAGATACATGAGTTTATTGAGTACTATGATTACATGACAGAAAAAACAGTAGACCCACTTATCAGACAGGCCCTATACAGGAAAGTAGATATCGCACAATATGTTATGCAGTTGGCAAATCGTGGGCATTCTGTCAGAAGCATCACATCGTAACTACCGCACAAATGGCTTTAACTTAAATAAATTATACTTTAGTTTAGCTGAAACTTACTTTAGCTTATTTGAAAAATAACTTTAAAATAGTTATTGACACGCTCCCACCTCCTATCCTATATTAAGCATCCAACCAAGCAGATAGAGGCGTGCATAATATGAGAGAGAAGAATTTTTTAACTGTAGTATCGCTACCCCTAATTTTAAGGGTTACAGCGTGAGGCCACTTTTAAGAGAGTGTAAATTCGCAGCCCCCATTATCCCTACCCGCTTTACCTGGACACACAGCTCTGTTAGTTTATTTCGCAGTTGTAAAAGAAAATTCTTTTGGAATTACTTAATGCTGATACGGCCAAATTACCAAAATTATAATTTACTTATAGGCAGCGCTTTCCATAAAGCATTAGAAATTTGGTACAAGTTCCCACACAGACCCATGCATAGAATAGCCAGAAAGATATTTGAGCAGTTAAAAAAAGATATTATGGCCACTCAGAATTTTTATGATAGCTCAGACTGGGACAAGGCATCACAATTACTGCATGTGTTTACAGGAATGTGTCTAGGTTATGCAGCCCACTACAAAAATGAGCGTAAGAAATTCAGAAAAATTGAAGTGGAGAAAAATTTTAGAATTGAGTTTGAAAACTTTGACTATGAAGGTCAGGTAGATATGCTCTATTCAACAAAGTACAAACGCTTTTTAGAAACAAAAACGGCATCCTTTGTAACTAATGTTTACATAAAACGTTTAGAAATGGATAACCAGATACGGGGTTATTGGCTAGGCTTAAAAGAGGGACACGATTACACGCCTAAGTCATGCACTTACAATGTCATACGTAAGGCCCAACTGAGAAGAAAAAGCGGGGAAACACCAGATGAATTTAATGAGCGCATTGAGCTTGATTATCTTGAAAGGCCCGACCATTATTTTCATAGAGAAAAAATAGTTATCCGCAAAGACGACTTAGAACGCTTTGTGGATAACTTACACATTGCAGATGCAGAATACCAGTACATTTTAAATAACTACGACCCTACAATACCTGAAGCCTGGGGCACTAATGACAAACACTGCGATGCATACTTTAAACTATGTGAGTACTTTGAGCTTTGTACAGGTGGTTTAGACTACACCACAGAGGGCATGTTTGATCAACGCACAACAGCCCATAGTGAATTAGAGGATGCGTAGGTGGTAGATTTTAAAAAACTTTTAAAACCTAGGGTTATAAATAAACTCAACAACACTACTGGTAGTTACGTATACATTGGCAGAGGTAGCCTTTGGGGTAATCCTTTTGTTGTAGGTAAAGATGGCTCTAGGGATGAAGTAATATTTAAATTTATAAATTTCTATAAAAAGTCCCGCACCATAAGAGCCAAAAACATGCGGAAAAATATCAAGGATTTAAAAGGTAAAAACCTGGGGTGTTTTTGTGCCCCTGCAAAATGCCACGGTGATTTTTTATTAAAGAAGGCTAACTGAAATGCAACATTACAAAACAATAGTTTTTTCTGAAATAACCTGCTATAAATGCCACATTGTTTTTTGTGTTACAAATGACCATAAAGAAAGACTAATAAATACAGGTGATGAATTTTGTTGTCCTAGTGGCCATAACCAAAGCTACTCAGAAGACAAAGATAAAAAAAGAATTAAAAAATTAGAAAAAGAACTAAGTGACACCCACACTAGAAAAAACTTCTGGATGGACCAAGCCAACGCATCAGAGCGCTCTAAATCTGCAATGAGAGGGCACTTAACTAGAAAGAAAAATCAATTAGAAAAAGTTAAAAAAGGCGTCTGCCCTTGCTGCGATAGATTTTTTGAAAACTTACATAGGCATATAAAAAACCAACACCCAGAATTTATACCTTTAGAGGATAACTAAATGATAAAGAAAAAAGATTTGTTAGACCTTATTAAATGGGTTAATGATCACCATCTTTTAAAACTAGAAGATGTCTTAATAAGTTGTCCAAAATGTGATAAATTGCATAATATAATTGATTTAAAAAGAGTTAAGCCAGCACCGCATTGTTTTGATTGTTTTATCAAAGAATTAAACAAAAATGAGTAATAAAGACAGAGCATATAGAAAATATTTAAGGATTGAGAAAATAAACGGCATGGCCAGTATCTCTGCAGCTGCATTAATAAAATATGTTAATGAAGATGATGATTTTAATATAGAAGATGCACATGAAATAGTTAAAGCTATGACTGATAGAATAGTATCTATAATTGCAGAAAGAGAAAAAAACTAATGAAAGTATTTTTTAAAGTAACTGAAACAGATAAGCAGATAGCATTAATTAATATTGATGATGTTGTGGCCATAGGCTCGATGACACGAAATCAGGCCCTAGAAACAATGAGTAACCCGCCTGAAAATTTCCCTGATAGAGTTTCTATAATGAGCATAAGGAACTCTACGGGAGCGAACGGCAAAATTGCTGTGCTTGAAAGTGTTTTAGAAATTTGGGATAACAAATTGGTAATTAAGTAAGGGAAACAATGATTAAAAAGAAAAAACGTAAAGCAACTGAAGACAACGATTTACCAACAGCACCAAGTATGCCAGAACAAAGTATGGAGAGTGCAATATTTTGCTTCTTTGGTGTCCCCGGTATTGGTAAAACATTTTTAGTTAATGCTATGGCCCCAGGGAAAACTTACTTTTTATCTTTCGATAAGGGTACACGTTATCTTAACACTATGCGTAAAGAGATTGTTGATTATGCAGGTATAGATGATATACTAACTAAGCTTGAAAAAAAACAAAGGAAAACAGGAAGCTTACCCTATGAAATTGTTTGTATTGACCATATAGACGCATTTGCATTGTGCTGCGAAACAAAAACAATTGAAGACTACAACGATAACAAAAAAGATAACCAACCTATTGCGACAAGACTAAATGAAGTCCATGGAGGCTGGGGAGCTGGTCAAGACATTTATGAAAAGCTAATGAGAAGATTACAAGCAAGGCTTTCACAGCTTGACGCTTTAATTGTTTTCATTGCCCATGAAGATGACAAGCCTGTAAAGATTGACGGTAAGGAATTTGAGCGTACCCAGCCCCGCATGGATAAAAGAACCTGGAAAGTTTTTACACCGTTAATGCATATCATAGGTAGGATGTCATGGAAACGTGTTAAGGTAAAGGGTCGTGCTGTTAAAGTTCGCATACTGCAAACAATACAAACAACTGATGACCTCGTTACTAAAGACCAAACAAATAGAATAAAACCAGATATTGATGAACCGCATGAGTTAATTGATACTACTAAACATGTAGAAAAATTTTTAAAGTCATTTCGAGAAAGGGAAAGCAATGGCGACAAAGACAACAAAGAAGAAGAAAAAATCAACAAAAAAAGGCGTAAAAAAGGGCGCAAAAAAAGATAATAAAAAAGACGAACACGGCAAATCATCAAGCCTGAAGAAAAAACTACGGGCTATGAAAAAAGAATGGAAAGATGCACCAGAGATAGATGATTTTGAGGATCTACCAGACGGTAAGTACCAAGTGCGCATCGATGAAGCAGTGATGACTGAGACAAAAGAAACCGAACTGCCTATGGCTAAATTTGCAATGACCGTTGCAGGCGGTGAACAAGTGAACCGTAAGTGCTGGAAATATGCAGTACTTGACTTAGAAAAAATGCCAAGGTGCCTTAGCTTCTTGAAAAAAGATTTGAATAAATTGGGTGTTGAAATGCCTGATGACCCTGCAGAACTTGAAGATACTTTACCAGAACTTGATGGTTCATATGCAGAAATTCAAATAAAAACCTCTTCTAAAGGTGATACCGAATATAAAAATACTTATTTCCAAATCGCCCTGGATGAAGATGAAGTTGATACTGATGACCTAGAAGAGTTGTCTGAAGAAGAAGATGAAGACGACCCAGAAGAAGTAGTAGAAGTAGAAGATCCCGAAGAGGATGATCCTGAAGAAGATGAGATCGAATGGGAAAAAGGTATGGAGTGTGTTGTTGATTTTGAAGGTGAAGATTTCACTGGAGAGATTAAAAGCATTAAAGGTGATGTAGCTAACGTTAAGTTTGAAGACGGCACTACAGAGAAAGTAGACCTTGATGAACTCAAGCCCGTTGAATCTGATGAAGTAGAAGAGGATGATCCCGAAGAGGATGATCCTGAAGAAGATGGCGATAGTGAAATTGAAATAACTTTTAATGATAAAAAATTAAAAGCAGAAGACAAAAAAGCTATTAAAAAGTTAGCCAAAAAGTTAGAATTTGACAAAGAAGACTATGATACTTCTTCTGAAATGCTGGCGGATATGGCTGTGTACCTCAAAGTAGAATCAGGTAAGTACAGCTCACCTAAGAAACTACTTAAGGCTATTGCGGAAACAGAGTAACTTATTTATTAAGTTAAATATTACAAGCACAGCAGGTACTTAGGGGGCCAACTTAGTAGGCTTGGCCCCCTTTTTTGAGAGATGGGGAAATGGGCACATCATTAACAAAATTTGTACAAGATAATGTAAACCCTGCAGATTACTACCAGTGGGTGTTTTCCAACACTTCAATAACATCCGGTGAGAATCGGGTGCTATCTCCTTTCTCAAATGAAAAAACACCGTCCTTAATGATTAATGGGTCCAGTGGCAAATGGAATGATTTATCTGGTGGCGGTAAGGGCGAAAAATCAGGTGGGCCTTCTATCATATCATTTCATGCAGCCCTGGAAGACGAAAAACAAATCATTGCGGCACGACAACTATTCAGTAAGTTTATACATCCTACTATTAAAAGATCAGTTGTAAAACACTGGGCACGTGTTCTTAGAAAAACACCTATTGCTAAAAAATATATCGTTATCAAAAGATTATTATCTCCTGAATTTATTAAAGAAATGAATATAGGGTGGGATGGGGACCGCATAACAATACCCGTAGAGAACGAATTTGGTTTATTTGTAAATGCAAAGCTTTATGATTTTGCTGCTAAAGCAAAGTCAACTAAAAAATTCACAGTAGCTAAGATGTTAAATTATTCTGATAAGAAAGATCATAAAAAACCTAACGGCGAAAAAATGAAATTTGGCTCACCCGTTATGATTTACCCTTTCTCAGCTTTTAAGTTAGCCGAAAAAGAAGGTTACATTGTTGTCACTGAAGGTGAATGGGATGCTTTGTTTTTATTGTCCATTGGTATTCCTGCAGTAACAAGTACAGGTGGCAGCGAATCGTGGCCGGTACAGTACAACCACATGTTTAGAAGTCTAGATGTTATTATAGCTTATGATAATGATTCTGCAGGATTTATTGGCCGTAAAAAATGGGTGATACCTAACCTTTCAAAATATGCGAAATCAATTAAAGTTTTAAAAATTCCTAAACTGGCCATAGGGGAAGGTAAAAAAACAAAAGATGTTTTAGACTGGGCATTAACTAAAAAATCAATGCGTAAAAAATCAGGGTGGTTAGAGAAGTTTGAAAAACGCGCAACTTTAGTTTTAAAAAATGATGAAAAAGATATAATACATGAAGAAATTTTACATGTACCTCTAGATAAAGCCAGCCTGGGGAAGTACTACCATAAACAAATAAAAGTAAAAGCACTTGTTAGCGGTAAGATAAATTCACCATATGTGATACCTAGAAAATACCGTGTGTCATGTGCACAGCTTGACAGTTGTGACGCCTGCCCACTGCGAGAATACAACAAAGAATTCCAAGAAAATTCAGTGCAGGAAAACGACCCGGAACTTTTAAAATTGTTAGATGTTTCTGATAAAGCCCAGCGGGAAATGCTGCAAAGGAAAGCAGGTTTTATTAAAACTACAGATGCTTGTAAGTGCAAAGTTGACACTATCTCTAGCATGAACGTCGAGCAGCTTTTACTGATACCCACTCTTGATTCTGACAGTGTGTACACGAATCGAATGGCCTATTACGTGGGCCATGGTTTGGCGGCCAATAAAGCCTATGAATTTAAAGGCACTACCACATCATCCCCCAGGACCCAGCACGCCATACACCTGTTTGACAAAGCTTCGCCTATAGAGGGCGAAATTGACACGTTTTCAATGACTGATGATATCTATGCCCAGTTAAAAGTTTTCCAGCCTAAAGGCAAGGAGACCCCTCTGGGCAAGCTTATGAAGATAGCAGACTGGCAAGCCCGTAATGTCACCGAGATCATAGAACGTCCTGACTTACATATGGCAGTTGACATGTCATTCCACAGCGTAAAAGAATTTAGGTTTAATGGCTCCCTTATGAAAAAAGGCATGATGGACGTGCTTATATTTGGTGATGGGGCTTGCGGTAAGGGCTGGGTTAGTGAGCGTTTAGGGGGGTACTACGGGGTAGGCTCTGTGGTGTCTGGAGAGAATTGTACTTTTGCAGGTCTAGTAGGCGGGGTACAGTCCACAGGTAAGCAGTTTTTAGTCACCTGGGGGGCTATCCCACTTAATAACGGGGGGCATGTGATCATTGATGAGGCTGGAGCGCTGGGGCATGAGGAATGGTCTAGGATGTCCAGGGTACGCTCTGAAGGTGTGGCTGAAATTAATAAAATTGTTTCAGAAAAAACTCAGGCATACACACGCCTATTATGGTTAGCTAATGAAAAAAACGGTAAACCCATAATGAGTTTAAATACAGGTGTTGAAGGTATCAAACAATTGATAGGTGCTAACGAGGATATCCGAAGATTTGATGTAGCCCTTACTGTAGCCATTGATGAAGTACCAAGCGAACTTATCAATACACTTAATCCAGTCGATTATTCTGATTCTGGAAAGTACCCTGCAGAACTTTGTAAGCAGCTTTTAATGTGGTTGTGGTCTCGCACTGTAGACCAAATTGAATTTAGTGAAGCTGCAGAAAAAGAAATAATAAAACAATCGATAAAATTTGGTAGAATGTACTCTGCAGAAATACCACTAATACAAACTGAGAATGTACGCTACAAGATTTGTAAATGGGCCATTTGGGCTGCAGGTAGACTGTTCAGTACTGACCCCACTGGAGAAAAATTAATTATACAGTCTAAACATGTGCGCACAGCCTGCCAAGTGGTAGACGGCTTTTATGAAAAAGAAAGCATGAATTATAAAATGTTCAGTGAACAGAAACATTCAACAGGTGGCAACCTGCATGATAAAAAAGTTATTAAAATATTCAGCAGTAATGATGCTAACCGTGCAGTAGTTATTGAAGGGCTACTAAGACTGCATATAATAACAACAGATAACCTAGCAGACTATTGTGACGGTGACTTAGCAGAGGCCAAAATATTAATAGGTACATTGGTGCAGGCTAAATGTTTAAGCCGTGTTAAAAACGGTTACTTAAAAAACCAAGCTTTTTCTATGTGGCTCAGAGGCCAAGGGGGTATGTGATGGGAAAATCTAAAGGTAAGCATATTAAATGTATGACATGTTTTGTTAAAAAGACTGAGCATAAATTTGATAGTAATGATGTATGGGACATGCACACAAACGGTGTGCGTATTACCTGCAAGAAATGTAAAGGTAAAAAATAATGGCTGTATACGTTGACCCCATACAAAATTGCCCCACAAATAAAAACTGGCCGTACACCCAGTTCTGCCACATGATTGCAGACACACCAAAAGAATTAAAAGCCTTTGCTTTAATAATAGACTTGAAACTAAGTTGGTACCAAGAAAAATCATTTCCACATTTTGATTTAACAAAATCACGCAGGGTAGAGGCTATAAAAATGGGGGCTATAGATTTAAACTTAAGACAATTTGTAAAAAAGATGCAGGAGATTAGAGGAAATGGGTAGAGTACCAGACCAAGTGTTTACAATTGAAGGTGTAGTAAGGCATTTCGAATGTAAGATAACAAACCACCAAGCACGCTACTATAGAGAAACTACAGCTTTTTGGTTGTACGTATATGAAAACTTTATTGTGGGTAAAAAATAGTGCTCTGCAAGATTGACACCTGCACTCAACCCCAACTAGAGGGTAGACCTTTCTGCTGTAAAAAACATTGGAATAAACTACCACGCAAAATAAAAACCGAACTAAATAAATTGTATGACGATGGTAAAGGATCTATTACAGTTATCGCTCTTGAACGTTTAACTATAAAAGCAAACTTTGCAATTAAGCTACCCAGTACCTGGGAAAAACGCGCTGCATTTTACTTAAAGAAACTTAAAAAACAGGTTAAGAAAGAGCGCATATTAATTGTCACTGGGGATGTTACAAGAACTAATAAAAATAGGGGCTTATGGAAGATCTTAAATAAATTAATTGTTAGGGCTGGTATTGAAAATGAATCTGCAGTAAGAACAAATTTTAATAGTGAGCCCCACAGCATCGCAGTAGTCTTAGGTGTAGAAGGCTTTAAACAAACCCTACCACCCTATAAAGTAAAAAATGGTATAGTGCATATGCAAAACCAGATAGTAACACCTGAAGATTATATAAACGCAGCTTGGGCCACACGCCCTAATAAAGGCACACGCTTGGGTAACACATATATGATATCTTGTGAGCCCCACCCAGAAGAGTATGACGAATTTGGTGAAGATGAAATAACTGAAATAAAATTTTGTTTAGCGTGGGCCGCAAAACTATATAAATCAAAAATGAAAGTTGGTATTTAAATGAAAGATAGTGTATACCCTATATGTTGCTGTGGTAAAGCAATGATAAGTACTATGGCGTTCCATGGTAAAGAATATTGGTGTTGGAATTGTGGAGAAACCGATAGCTTTTTTGTTTCTGGTGATCGTCGTGAAATAACAGAGGAAGAAGAAAAAGAACTACAGCAAAAACAAAAAGAAGCTATTGAATTTTTAGATGCTAGAGGCTGTAAATATGGCGGCGGTATGCGAAAAGTAAATGATGGGTACACCCCGTTTGATTGCCTACCCGAAGAACTTAAAGAAGAGATTTCTAAACTAGCTGATTCCTGGGTATACCTAAATGAATAAATGGCAGTCACCAACATCTATAAAACTTAAAAATGGTAAACGTATGTACTTTAGACTTTATAGTATCTGGAGAGGGATGAAAATACGTTGCTACAGTAAGAAAAATAAAGACTATGAAAAATATGGTGGCCGTGGTATTTTAATGTCCCTAGGCTGGTATGAAAGCTACGACGAATTTTATGAATGGTCTGTAAACAATGGTTACAAAGAAAACCTAAGCATTGATAGAAAAGAAAATTCTAAAGGGTACACACCTAATAACTGTAGATGGGTGGATAAATGGACCCAGACTAATAATAGAGATATCACATTAACTATGACTTATCAAGGTATGACAAGAAATTTATATTGGTGGTCAGACCAAATTGGGGTATCGTATGACACACTAGTAAAAAGAAAACAAAGATACAAATGGTGTGATGCTAAATGTATTGAAACACCCTTGCATAAGGGTAGTACATGGTAAATAATGTAACATGACAGCTTTAAAAAACCATTATAAAAAAACTAAAGTGCCTTACAAGTTATCTGGGAAATTAGTTGCACTTGACTTTGAGACCACAGGTTTAGACCTGTACCATGGGGACCGTATTTTTTGCTGGGCTTATGTTACTGATGAAGCTGAAGCAGGTTTTATGTATAAAACAAAAGCTAACTTAAAATGGTTAGAGCGCCTAATGATGGACCCTACTAAGCACGTTATTTTCCATAATAAAAAGTTCGATTTAACTGCTATGCTTGTAGAAGGTTTTAACATTTTTAATTTTAAAGCAATAACAGAATGCACACTAAGACTAGCAAAACTTTTTAATGCTACCTGGAACAGTTACAAGTTAAAAGATTTAGGTGCTAGGCTACTGGGCGTACCGACTGCAGACAAAGATGAAATTGAAGAATGGGTTAAAGATCGTAAGCGTGTAAATTATTATCGTAGAGAGTTTAGCCGTAAACCTAATTTTTCTGACGCCCCTGCAAGCATAATTAAAAAGCGTGCCGTATGGGATGTTGAAACTACTTTGATGCTGTACCTTAAACTACGTCCTGCAATAAATAAGGCTGCTGAGAAACTATACCAAACAGAGCTTGAGTTAGCTTATGTGTGTGTTGACATGGAAAGCCATGGGGTACCCGTTGATATAACACGTGCCAAACAATTAAAATCTCAGGCTGAAAAAGACATGGCTATTATTATGAAAGACCTGCGTAAACTAGTAGGTAATTTAATAGTAGATAAAACTAAAGCTGGTGAGCAAATAAAAGTGCCCATCACCGCAAAAGAATTTAACCCAGGGTCCTCAAAACATTTAGCTGCTGCTTTTAAAAAAGTTGGTATTGAGCTTGAATATAAGACCGATAAAGGTAACTGGTCATTTGATGAGTATTCCATGATTCGTTATGTATCAGACCCATTAGTTAAAGTAATGCGCAAAGCTTCAGAAAACGGGTGGCAAGCTAATCAGTTTTACAGACGTATTAAACATGCAGTAAAACGCTACGACCTGGACATTAAAGAATTATTACCGCCCCTTATTTTAAAACATCAAAATCTTAAAAAGATGATAAGTACTTACTATAATGCAATTATTAACAAGTCGCTAAATAAGTACACTGCACCAAACGGTATAGAGTACGGGACGTTGCATTGTTCGTTTAACCCTACTACAGCAGTAACAGGTAGATTTTCAGCAACAAACCCACCGCTACAAACTATACCTCGTAACAGCGGACCTAGAGAATGCTTTGTACCTCGTAAATCCAGGCGCAATTGGTACCTGGACTATGACCAAGTGGAAATGAAAATATTTGTGCATTTTGCCAAAGATGAAGACATGGCCCGTGAAATTGAGAATGATATCCACGCTTATGTCGCAGGGCAGGTGTACAAGGTCGCCAAATCCTCTGTAACGAAAGAACAGCGGAAAAGGGGTAAAGGGGTAGGCTTCGGGGTTTTGTACGGCTCAGGGGCTAATACGATGGCTGAGACGATGACTAAACAGGGCCTTAAAACCACTAAAAAAGATGCCGTGTATCTGGTGCGCAATTACCATGAATCATTCCCTTCAGTGCGCAGAACAACACGGTACTTTGAAGCTCAACTGCGGAAAAAGGGGTTCCTTACAAACCCATTCGGCAGGCGGTACCATATACCCGTAAAATTCGCTTACAAGGCCCTTAACTATATGTGCCAAGGTACATCAGCTGACATCATCAAGCAGGCCATGGTGAAGCTGTGGAAGTGGTTACGCAAGCATAAATTTAAAACTAAACTTATAATGACAATCCATGATGAAATTGTTCTAGAATGCCCCAGGAGTGAAGAGAAGAAAGTCATTCCCCAGGCCCTGCGAATCATGGAAGACCTTAAAAATTACTTTGTACCGATTACTGCTAGTGCAGAAGTTGTCACGGAAAGATGGTCTAAAAAGAAAGATGCCGTGAAAGATTTAAATCTTGCATGGGCTGTTTAATTTTGGTGTTTGAGTGAACGCCCCGCCTCCCTGTCTCTGGCACGCCTGCTACTCAGGGGGGCATTTTTAACACTAAAACTACAATTTCTCCCTATTATGTAGCCCTTTCGTATAATTAAAGTATTGCTTTAAGTTACATTAAGCAGTATATTTATATAGGTACAGATGCAAATTTGTAATAAGCAGCGAGAGAGAACATACATGTATAAGCCTTTAAAACCAATCCAAATTGGTAAGCATATTGATATATTTGCAGGTGTTCTTTGTAGTGCTTATACACCGACAATAGCTCAACAAAAACTATTTAAAAATATTTTTGAACATGAGAAGAGAGAATGTAACAATGGATATAAATATAAATTTCAAATTTCTAAGTGGCGGCCACGCCCTCTTTACAGTAGGAAGCCCACGTAATAGGTTTACATTTAAGATCATTAAAAAACCTGACAGCCCTTTTTATGTGTCGTATCTTACTGGTAAAGATAATACAAAAGATTATACATACTTGGGCTGTTTTATCCCCCTATCAAAAGATAGGTTTTTAAAACTGACAAATAAAAGTAGGTTAGGGGTAGCCTCCCAACCTGTAAAAGTTTTTGAATGGGCTGCAGAGATATTAGCAGGCCGCAAAGACAATCATATAAACCACCCAAACACTGCAGGATGTTATATTATTCATGCGGGTAAATGTTGTGCTTGTGGTAGACAGTTGACGACACCTGCATCAATAAAAAATGGTATAGGCCCTGTATGCGTTCAGCTTAGGGATGGTGCAAAGAAAATAAAACCTAAAAAAGAAAACCAAGCAGCATTATTTTAAAATTGAAAGGATCGCCTTAATGAGTGGTTTAAAAGTAGAAGTAGATAAGAAAAAGAAAGTTCTTAAAATTGAGCTACCTTACGGGGACCCCCGCCCATCAGCATCTGGAAAAAGTCTTATAGTGGCCACAACCAGTGGAAGCATCCAAACCGATACAAAATTTGAAGGTAAAAATTTAACAATTGGTATTAATGCCTATATACCTAACATCAATTAAGCAGTAGTATATTAATCATAGCTTTCCTCAAATGGAATGCTCTCTTCTCTCAGGGGAGGCGGCTGCCCGGTCGTCTCCTCATTTTTTTGAGGCGGGGTTAAGTTGGGTAATTGTGGGTTTAAATGGGCTACCAAGGTCAAGTGCACTACCCCTTCCCCCTCTCTTTTTCCTTAAAAATAAGCATTTTTAAATTAATTTTAAAAATATGGTTATTTTTATTATTTTATACTGGACACGTGTACAGTAATCAATTAATATTTAGTTATGAGATTTGAAGAACAGCCCAACTAACCCAGAAAGAATTGAAGATTATGAAAAAGCCAACCATGAAACAAATAGCCGCCTACTGTATCAGAGAGGTATTCGATAATGCCGCCTACACTCTTGGAGACAACTTTGACAGCTTGACCGAGAAGCAAAAAGACGAGGCGGTAAGACACATGGAGAACATGTTGAAGCCCATGTATGACAGAATGGACAATATCGTTGGTGAGCAGGATTCTGACATAGGGGACTTGAGATAATGAATCTGAACCACCAAAGAACACTGTTTGAAAAAGTAAATGGTCATCCTTGGGACAATAGGCCAAAGGAAATAGCCCAACTGAAACCAGGGCAGAAAGAAGTGAAGATTATGAGCTGGAAAAAGAAACATTTTAAAAGGGTGTCGGTCCATTGGCACGAGAAACTAAAGCAAGTGGAAGTAGTTCACGGAAGTATGAACGAAGACCCGGAATATTTTGACAGTTTTTTAGGGGAACTAAAAGAAGCCATAGCGTTTGGTTTGACTAAAAAGGCTGAACTAAACAGATAAAATAATGCTTCTTAACCACCCAGACCCTATCAGACCGGATGACAATGAAACTAATTAGAAAGGTAACAATGAAATTTTTACACGTACAGTTACTTAGAATAGCTCAAAAATCTAGTGCAACAGATTTTTCAAAATTTTCGTACATAGAGCTAGAATCTTATTTAGCCTGGAACAACTTACTACCCTCAGAACACCAACAAACAACTACAGGAAAAGTTAACGAGTTATCAAACGCTTTAGGAAAAGATACAAAATTAGTATATGAAGTCGCACTATTACTTGCAGAAAATAAAATTGGTACAATAGACCAACTTAAGGTACAATTGCAAAAATGAAAAAAGTTACTCTATTACTGTTGATTATCTTTTGTACTGGGTGTTCCCATAAAACTAAAATGATGTTTGCTAATTTTGCTGCAGGCGCAGCCCAGGGGGCCATAGATCAACTATCTAATGACTTATTTGATAAAAGCCAAAAAGAATTTGCAAGGTTAGAGCGCCGTTTAAAATAGCCAAGCTATCACCCACCCCACAACTGCAATGAAAAAAGTTAAGTAAAAACCATAACGCCATTTTTTATCAGCGTCTGCTTTACCTTCAGCCTTGTCTTCAACATCAGCCACTGCTGCGGCTGTAGCTTCCTTAGCTTCTAAACTAGTTTCAAAAACAGTTTTTAAATTAGAAAACCCATTAGTTATCTTATCTTCCATATTTTTAGTATTTGATTGTATCTTATCTTCTAGGTTTTCTTTATTTGTACCGCACAATGTTTCATTACTCTTTACTTTAACTTTTATTGCGGCGATATCACGTTCATGTTGTGCTTGATTTGTTGTAAGGTTAACGCATTGAGTGGCCATAGCATCAACGCATTTTTCCATACTCTCAGCTGACTTATTAATTTGGGCTACGTGCTGGCTTTGTAATTCCATTTGCCCATTAACAGTGGCTTTGAAAGTTTTCATCTCGCCCTCCAATTCTATCAACCTTCTCAGGTTTGTTTCTGCTGTTGGTTCGGTCATCCCATTAACCTTTCAAATTATTTTTAACTATAAACTGCTCTAACAACTTCCTAGCCGCTAGTCTTCTGTGTTGGCATTTTCTGTGGTCGCTAAACCTTATTAATGCAGTTGTCATCGCAGGCCATTTATCTCCCACAATTAAAAGTATTTCAGCATCAGACAAATTTGAAAGTGCTGTCATAACTTTCAAATTCTTCATCAGTGGGCATTTTACTAAATGCTACCTTCTGTTCCACTATTGCCCAATCTTTTTGATTAGATACATCAAGGTTATCATGCACTAAACCCATCCAAATATACCTTTGTTCTCTTTTTACTTTTTCTAATACTTCCGCAGCTTTTAAATCTACAGTATTCTGATTTACTTCAGCAACTCCGTCAATAATTTCGCCTGTATAAAAACAATGTGATACACCTTCTAAATCAAGAAAACATCCTAAAGGTATTGTTTCGTCAAATTCAACTAACGCATAGTTTTTATTTTTAAATTGCAGTTTTGCAAAATGGTCTTCATCAGGGGTTTTTAATTTACCATCCTTACCTAAACTACAGTGTACTTGTTTATGGCAAGCTTTGTTGACTGTAATAATAGGCATTTCTAATTTACCATCATCATCTATAGGTGTATAAAGTTGTAGCATTAGTTCATCTCCTTAACTTCAATAGAAAACGCACCGTCTTCTTGGTCAATTTCAAGTATTAAACAGGTAGCACATGAAAATTGTTTCAATTCATCCATTTGCACCCTACACCCAGTAGGAGTACCAGCCCCAGTATCAGAAGTTTTATCTGTCACAGATTTTATATAAAGTGACTTGTCACCAGCTAACCTGTCATTAAGTTGGCTATTTATATAAACATTTGTTACAAGTATACCTGTAAATGTTAAATCATAAATTCCAGCACTTGGGTGAGACACAGCCACACTCGCCCCTACTTCACTAGTTTGTAATAGAATACTTCCTGCAGCATTAAAGCGTGCTAAAAGTAAAGTATTACCGGACCCTATTCCCCCAGTCACCCATGCAGTACCATTAAAATTATACTCAACAGATTCATCTTCTACAAAGGCTCTCCAGCCCTGCAGTGGTGTAATAAAATTCCAGGTATTCCCAAAGAAAAAAGCTATGTTGTCTTCTTGCCCAGTCCAGTCACCAGAAGCTACCGAGGCAACTATATACCTATCACCTTCTGCAGGTGACCCTGGGGGTGCTGTAAGATCTTTGTCTTTTACTCTTGTTTGCACCATGGCATCAAGAATATTTAAGGCTTCGTTATGGGTCACCTCTGCATTAGCCTGTGATTCACGCAGTAAGGGCATCTGTAGGTTTGGAGTAAAATCTACCATTATAAAGTAGCCGCCTTTCCTTTTCCTCTTTGTTTAATTTCTGTAAGTTGGTATATGATCATGTTTACATCAGCCCCAGGTGCTAGCCCTGCAGCAGTTTGGTCTGCAGCTGTAAAAGTAAATTCTGGTAGTTGTGGTCTATCTACAGGCCATGGCCCCTCTACAGTAATAGTATCTACAATTACTGTAAATCCTGCATCAAAAAAATCTATCTGGAATATTTCTCTATTTTCTAAAAGTGGGGTGGTTGTTCCTACTACAAAATGTTTTACTAGTGCCCTGGTTGCACGCTTCCAAAGTATCCTTAAATCGTTTGCCGTATTTCTAATACCTGTAATGTGTACGGGGCTAAAACCTTGTATTGTGTTTGCTTCTAAGGGTAACAGGGAAAACCCTGGGACCTGCCCAGGTAACACATTAGGGGGTACTGCTTTAAAAAATCTATCAAAATTTATTTCGCTTATGGCTACTTCATTAAACTGAACTCTCCCTATGTCCAATAAAATAAATCTTTCATCAGTTTGGGTGTGCGCCACTTCATCTGCAGTGTCCCTTCGTCCTCTGAGAAGTTTTGAAATCGTATAAATATTAGTGTCAATGAGTACTGCATTTTGAAATTGTAAAACTTCTTCACCTATAATGCAGGTGTTAGCCCCTTCTAACATTTCTTCTTCAGTTACAGATTCTAAAGTACCATTAACCAAAGTAACATCTATAGTAGTGCCATTATCAAAATAACCTACTGGGCCTGCAGGAACAGCTACAGGCACAAAACCCATTGTGGATTCCTGAAAAATAGAACCTTTATAAAAAAAGTTTTGCCCATCATCTGATTTGAATATTTGCGCACTATTGAATTCTGCTGTAGGGTCTATTTTAGCTACTGCCATGTATACCCCAGGTGAATGATTTTGATCATTTGTAAATGGGGCAATATCAATAATTTCAAATAATAATGTGCCTCCTTGAAAAACAGCACGTGTAAGGTTTTGATTTGTATTATCTTCTTCACCTACTTGTACGTTTGTCCTAATATCTTCAACAACACCTTCAATTAGCAAAACATGGTCTTTACCTCGGTCTATTTTTTTAGTAAGTACTGTATAAGTTTCATCTTCAAAATTAAGATTAACTTTGTCATTTTCTTCTAAATCTATATATGCTATAGGTAAAGAAAATGTAATGGCTTGTCTACGTTGCCATGCGCTCCATAACTCACGCCTAGCAATAGTTCTAGCTTCTGCAGCACTCATAACAATAGGCACATTAAAAATAACTGATGTATTATTAGGTACATCTACTCTACGTTCTCTTTGGGCTGCTTCTTGAAAAGCTTGTTTTGGCTCAATAAATTTTACTATAATTTCGCTCGGTAAGTCAGGTCCAAAAGTATCTGAAATTTCAAAAGGTCTTTGTATTGTGTTGTCTCTACCTGGAGAAGCTGCAAAATCTCCATCTTTAATTAGTTCTACAGTGGGGTCATCTTTCTTTTTAAATATAATAGCCCCGTTACGCTCAAATGCATGAAGATTAGCGAAACGCATAAGTGGTATTAATAGTTCTACAGCTGGTTGAGGCCCTAATGCATGAAAGCCTTGCAATACATCTGTGGCCACAGAAGCATCAAATTCTGAGCTATCTAAACCTGCACGTGTTAATATTTTGTCAATACCACCCGCCACTGTTTCTGTAGCGGTTCGCTGCACAATAAATTGCATTTGGGGAAATTGGTTGCCAAAATTTATTAAATGTATTTTTTCTATAACTACATAACAAGTGCCTCTAAATGCAGGCACATTACCAGCACCTTCTTTAGATTCTATTAATGGGTCTGCAGTTTGTACTAAATCACCTGGATAAAATCTAACATCAAAAATTTGATTAGGGTCAAAGGCATCAGTGTTTTCCTGTAAGGTTATAGTATTTCCTGCAGCCTCAGAGCCTGATGAGTTAGTTTCATTCTGTAAAGTCACAAAAGTCTCACTAGTAGCTGTATTTGTTCCTGATGAGCCTATAACCCAAGTGTCATTTAAAATGCTTGCGGTCCATCCTGACATAATCATTTCTTTACCACTTTGAAACACACTTAAGTCAACACCAGATGCAACTGTAGCAATTACACGTACAAAGTTAGCCCCACCAACACTTTCTGCATTAGCCCTAATACCATCTGAAACAATATTTGTTAGTTCTGGGTTTTGATATATAACTTCACCATTGGCTATTATTTTGTCAAGCCTAGTACAGATTCCTTCACATAAACCTATAGCAAAATCTGCAAAATAATTGTAACCCACAATATTGTTTTCAATAACTGTTTTAGACCTTGGTATAAGTTTTCCAGAATCTGAATTTGGTCTGGCTGTCTCTGAAGTTTCTGTTACGATTTCTTCGATTAAGCCTGATGTCCAAATAATTTGCCCTGCAAAACGATTTGTGGGACCAAGCACAAATGCCATAGGCCCGCCTTCAGCAGATGATTGTATTTGTAGCCCACCTACACGAGGCCCAACAGGGGATACAATTTCAGCCCCTAACCCACCATCACCAGCAATTTTTGGGAATAAATATTTGTTATCAATGTACGCACCTGCCGCGCTCCCAATTGCACCCCCAATTGCACCCCCAACTCCAGGTGCAATATAGTTACCAATTGCCGTACCAACGTAATTACCAACTATTGTTGCCATGTCTCACTAACTCCTGGCCATTGGAAAGCATGTGTTATCCGCTCATCCCAATTATAGTGTGTGTGGGTCTCGACTACCTTTTTAACTTTATCATATGTGTGCAGGATACCTATATCAGTCATCACACCTACATGCTGTGGATGTTTTGAAATATGGTTTACCCAATAAATAATAACATCTCCTGGTTGTCGGTCTTCCACAGCTATAGGTATAAAAACTTTTTTCATATGCTCCATTAATAAAGTACCATCAGAATAACGCTTATAAACTGTATGGTCATAGTTAAATAATTCAAGCTCTTTAGCTATCCCAACTATTAAACCTATGCAGTCTACCCCTATACCCTTTTTTCTTGCTTGATGCACGAATGGAGTATTTAAATATTCCCTAGCTTTTTCTATAATATTTTTTCTTGTGACCATTATTTAGCCTTTGGTGTTTCTAACATCGCATCTGAGCCTGGGATAAAGGGGAACCCCCCGAAATTTTCTATAATGTTAAACTTATTTATACAGGTATCACGCAATTTGTCACATCCTGGCTGCACATTAAATGTGTCTAACACAGATATATTAAAATCAGTAGGCAGTTGCAATTCTAAAGTTTGCACAGCTGCTGGTGTGCTGTGTAACTTTACTACAGATGTTTTAGCAGTGTTTGGACCTGTTAACCATGTAAGCCTGCCATGAGTGAAAAAATCAGCTGATTCTGTTAGTCCTGATGCCTCAAACAACGATCTATTATTAAGGCTACCCCCTGTAACAGATAGTATAGAGCCTGCCTCACTAAGCCCAACAACATCTACCCTACACACAGCATCACCTAAATCATTATCACACTCTCTTGTGTACATGCGCCCTACTCTGGGTATTATCCAACGTGTTAAACCTTCTACCTTTGCTTCCCATCTTTCAGCTGAATATTTGACTTCAGTAATCCAGTATTTTGCAGTTGTTATAGCAGGCATCCATGGGAATCTGTAATCAATCCAACTTTCAGTTATTTCTGCTTCATTAAAAAGACCTGAACGTAAATCTTCATGAGTTATTAAATTTGAGGTTATTGGCCCAATCATCTCAAGATTCTCTATAGCTAAATCAGCTTCTTTTCTTCTAGCGCTTACTTGCACACTATCTACAGGAGTATATAGCTCATTTTCAAAAGTTATTTCCTGAGTGTTACTTGTAAATCTAAAAACAGTACTATCTGTGCGTTCAATTTTCCACAAGGTAGCTAACCAGTGTTTTCTTCTTTTCAGAAGTTCCCTTGTACCGTTATCTAGAGGTATTGTCATGGTGCTAATTCTCCAGCAGTTGTGTTAGTTAGCCCAAATATTTTACCAAACCAGCGCTCCTGACCATCATTTTTAAACGCACCTAAAACAATACCTTCTTCAGTACCTAATGAAAATAAATCAAATCCATTAGGTGATTCAACATCAAAAGTAAAGGTGTCACTAGTATTAATTATATAAAAATGTGGCCCACCTTTTTTTAATTGTGCAGTGTCCGGTAGTTCTACAGTATACCCATTAGCATCAGGTGTGAGCACTTGCACACGTGGAGCCCCCCGGTACAAAGATGTGTTGGCAGTGAGCGCTATAAAAGTGCCATTACCCATAAATTCAAGCATACGGTTCATCATGCGTTAGCCAATCCTGCTTGTAAGTCACCTAAAATTTGAGATCGTGACTGTTTAAAACTATTAGCATCAGTAGCGTTTACTGTAAAATTAATATTATTGTTAACTGTAGTACCCCCACCACCATCGGATGATACCCCAAGTTTACCATTCTTACGTTTGAGTGGTAGGATAGCTTCAGGGCCTACTTCAGACATAGATGAAAGTTTTCCGTTCGCCTGATTAAACAATGTTGGAGTATTTACAACACCCCCATTTTGAAATTGTTGGATATTACCTTGATTAAAAACATTACCGTTCGCACTTTGAAAATTCGTACCCGCACTACTAAATGTTTGTGTTTGTGCTCCTGCAGACTGTAAAGCTTCTGCATTAGTTTGTGTACCTCCAGAGAACCCTGCACTAATACCAGTTGTGATTGCTTGTGCAATAGCTTGTTTCGCTATCTGCTGTGTAATCTGTCTACCTGTTTCATTTAAAACTTCTCGTAAACTTTTTGCCTGGAATAACGCTGTAGTCAAACCATCGGCAATACCGCTACCGATAATTTGCCCGGTTTTTTCCATCTGGCCCATAGTTTCATTTGCATCTTTTAATTTTTTAAGAACTTCATCTAAACCATTATTTGTTTTTTCTATAGAATCAGGTATTTTTCCTGCTGAATTAGCCATTTTATCAAAACTAATAGCAACATCAAAAGATGCCTTACTAGTTAAATCTAAACCTAAATTGAGTTCATTGATTCCTGTGATAAGTTCTTTAACAGATTTTTTTGCAGCTTTAAATATGTCACCTTTACTTTGCTTTTTACCAAACTCTTTTTGTATTCTTAAAAATTCTTCATTAGCATTTTTTCTTATAGCATTTAGTCTTACTCCAGATTCTAAAGCATCTGCTATGATTTCAGCATTGGCTTTTTTCTCAGCATCCACAATATCTTTTAGAGAATCTTTAAGTACCTGATTAGCTTTGTCATCAACAAACTTCCTAGCTAAACTAACATCTAAGTTTTTATTAAAAAAAGAAGCTACATCTAAGATACCATTTTCTATAAATCTCTCTGCTTCAGACCACGCAATTTTAAAACCACTAGTAAACGTCACCCAAATTTTAGTTAATTGTGACACGCCAGTATTCCAACCAAACCTAATACGCTCAACAATATTTAAAAAGAATTCAGCAAAAGCAGCTGCGGCTTCTTGGGCTATTTTAAATTCATTAAATAATGTTTTACCTATAACTATACCTGCAGCTAAAGCAACGAGGCTAGCAAATATAGTTAATAAAGGTGCTGTAGATATAGCAGCTGCTGCAGAGCCTTTAGCCAGTGCAAACATAGCCTTACTCATTCCAATAATTACCGCAGTAAATTTAAATGCAATAATAGCCCCTATAAAAATACTTATTGCCTTTAATGTTGCGGCAACAGCCGCAGCCCTTTGTGCCGTACCTGATAAACTATCCTGCAAACCTAACAAAAATCTTATGCCATCAGTTACGGCTTCCACCATATTTTTTAAACTACCCGCCGCCCCTGAATCACCGATAGATAAAATAAATTCTTCAGTTGCAGAGATAAGAGATTTAAACGCACCGCCTAAAGTATCAGCCATTACTCTAGCCTGTTCTTCTGCCGCACCTCTATTTTCTTTTTGGGCTTCTGTGAGTTCATCAACTCTGTTTGCAGCTTCACCGATAATAAGAGCAGCACCTGCAAATCTAGTATTAAAAACATTAGCCGCCCTGGGTAAGTCTGCGCCTGCCGCAACAAATCTTCTTAATATTTCTGTGGCGGATACCCCTTGCTTATTAAATTCATCAAGGTCTAGACCTAAAGACCTAAAAGCTTTTCTAGCTTTTACTGATGGGTTTTCTAAACTAAGTAATATACCACGTAGGGCAACGCCAGCTTTACTACCTTGAATACCAGAATCACCAAGTACACCTAACTGTGATGCAGTTTCTTCTAAGCTTTGCCCGGCAGCCTTGGCAATAGGGGCCACATCTACAAATGCTTGCGCGAGTTGTGCAACACTTGTGTTTGCTCTATTGGATACGTTAACTAAAGAATCGACCACACGTGAAGTTTCTTTTGCTTCTAAGCCAAACCCGCTTAAGATGTTACTAGCCACATCTGCAGCCTCGCCTAGTTCAATGGCTCCCGTAGTGGCTAGATCTAAAGTAGCTGGTAAAGCGGCTATGGCTTCTTCAGTCTCAAATCCCGCCCTAGCTAAGAACAGGAGCCCATCAGCAGCCTCTGTAGCACTAAAACGTGTTGTGGCCCCTAGTTTCCTCGCAGTTACTTCAAGGGCTTCCAGTTGATCTCCAGTAGCCCCTGCCACAGCACCAAGTGTCACCATCGATTGCTCAAAATCCGCTATGGTCCTGATAGCATCTTTTGCCGCAGCCACTGCAGCAAGTACAGTAACAAATTGACCTAATGAGCTTGTTACAGACTTGGTTGATTTTTCAAGCTCTTTGTTCTTCTTATCGAATTTATCCAGCTCACCACGGGCACCTTTTGCACCTGTTTTTAATTTCTTAAAAGCTCTATCGGCTTTTGAGGCCCCTGTAGTGGCTGGTCGTGCATCAATGGCAACACTTAGTACTGGCATATCAAAACCTTATTTCTTCTTTGATGTAGATGGTAAAAGTCTGTCTGAATCATTACCATCTTCATCTGTTTCAGATTTTTTTCTAATGTACTGGAGATATGAACTTTCAACTGATTGAAACATTTCCATAAGAGTGACACGGTCATCAAAAGTGTAGTCATTATCACAGTAGAAATTAATCCAGCTAACCGCCTCAGAGAATAGAATAGGGGTGATGCCTTCGGTGTGTGGTCGTATGTTGTGTAACATAGTCCACATTTCCCAAATGAAAAAAACATGTTCTTCAAGCTCTGGCTGTTTAAGGGCTGTAATTTCTTTACCCTTAGCTTTAAGCCTTTCATTATGTTTTTTAAGTTTGTTCGCATACTTACCCCATTCTAAATGCCATCTAAGGCGGTCAGTTAGTTTTTTACGTCTTCTTCTTGCCCTTCAACTTGGTAAGCTTCAAAATCACCTGCATACTCAGTAATAATTTCTGCGAACTTATCCATTTCATTTAAGTATTTAAGTGCAACTGCTTCTGAATACAAAACATCAAAAACTTTTCCATCTTTGCCTATATCCTGTAGATGCTTCCAATCAAGTAGAACATGCTTTGCTGTGACTTTATTATTTAGTTCTTCTATAATCTCAACCTCACCAGCTTGTATGGCTATTCTGTTTTTTCTATAAAGCTTATTTCTGTACGCTTTTGCTTTAGGGTTATTGGAACGGGCTATAAGCAGTTCTAGCCCGTTATGGTCTTGCCAAACTCCCTCAACATCTTTTGATTTGTCAGTACGTAAAGAGGCGATATTAAACCCCTTTACGTCTGTTTTGTTATCATCACTCATTTGTGATTTTCCTTTCTGGTAGGCTCATACTTTTTTACTTTTACTTTTACTTTTACTTTTACTTTTACTTTTACTTAGCAGTCACCAACAATACCTGGGCCTGTGAACTTAGCTACACGTAAAGTAATGTCTTCACTTGGGCAGCGGACAGCGGTAAATTCCATGTCAGCAATGATGTCTGAGTTCTGGCCACCTGCAACTTTTTGACCTGAAGAGTATTTAACTTTTGGTAAGTCGTAAACATAAACGTTACCCCCAGCGTCTGTAGCCAAGAATGCAATACTACTTGTTTCAAAATCCAGGTACCTTTGAATGATTCCAATGTTATTGAAATAACTTTGAAGAGTTCCAGTGATTGTCACAACACCAGCACCAATACTATCTGCACCAAGCACCCCAATTAATGGCCGTGCTCTTAAGTTATTTTCTACAGCCAGAGATAATTGGGTGGCTGCAAATAAAACACCATTTTCTAGAATAGCGTTTGTGTCTTCGATACCAGTCATAACCGGATTAGTTGAAAGTTCAAGTGCATCAACAGTACCTAGTGACACTATGTTACTTTGCTCATTTTTACCAATAAAACTAAATGACCCAGTGGCCACTGCTCCTGCAGCTATCTCTAAAGACATAGTACTAACCACCATACCCTGGTATAAGTTAAATGCGCCGGGTACATCAGTAAACTCTTTCTCAATACTAAAGAAACTTGTAGTCACACCATTTGTAACTTCACTAAGTTGTTCAAACGTTGTCGTGTCACTGTTACCACTTCCTGCAGTAGTTGTACCTAGTGTCGCAGCATCAAAAAAGTTACTACCAGACACAAATACTGAAGTAGTTACAATACTGTTTCCTCCAACACCTGCGAGGTCAGCTGTAATGATAGAATCATCAGTAGCAAAAGCACCAGCACCTGTAGTTGGGTGCTCAGTAGTTGCTAAAGAATAATCAGTACCTGGAGTACCTGTTAGGTTAATGGCTGCAACTGTGTTATTTTGAGCATCAGCAGCTGAAGCACCTACATCAATAGCACCATCAAAATTAAGTATTGATGCGTCACTAACATATTGATAGGTTTTTGCATCAATAGTTATTGTGTCACCATCTACACCTGCTGTAGTTGTGCCAAGTGTTACAGCATCAAAAACGTTAGTACCTGCTGTAAAAGTTTGTGTAGTGCTCACAGAATCACCTAAAGTTCCAGGTAGTTTTGAAGTTAAGATTGCATCATCAACGATGAATGATGCAATACTTGCCTGCCCGTTAACTGTCATTGCAGCAGCATAGCCTACACCAGGAGTACCCGTAAGATTAACAGCGTTTTCAATGTTGACTTTGCATTGTGCAAGTGTGATTGCATTTTCAATATTACCGTCAACATTAGTTAAGGTATCTTTAAAAGTGTAAGTTTTACTACCTATGGTCATTGTATCCCCGTCAGTTGGGATAGTGTCTAAGGTAAGTGTACCCTGGGATTCTGTAGATGCTGTAGGTTGTACAGGCATAGTTAAAGTACCTTGCGCCTGTACTCCGGTATCCTGTTCATCAACTACATCAGTAAACCCGCGTAAAACAGCTTTACCTGGAGTTACAGAAATAAGTTTAAAAAACCCATTATTTTCTACATTCACCCAGTCTTTAGTATTGATCCATTTACCGACCACTAAACCTGCAGTAACCAAACCGTTACTCTCATCATTCAATGAGTTATCTGAATCCAGCATGAAATAAGTTGAACCACTAACTATTACCGCAGTGTCAAACGGATCAGAAAACAAACCGCCTTCAATAAACTCTTCATGTGATTCATAAGACAGTTCTGTATTAATATCGCCTTCAGCTTGGATGTTTGTTCTAATCAAATCTGAAAGCTGTCTGTCATCACGAAGTTCTGCAGAGGCAGTGGTGTCTGTACTTTGAATAAGGCTCTCACTAGTTAGCCTTATCTCTTTCATTTGTATATCAGTACCCAGGGTGACATTACCCAAAGTGACAGCATCAAAAAAGTTACCTGCATCAAAAAATGTTTCACTTAAGGGTATCGCATTTCCTGCAGTACCAAGATTATTTTTATCAGTCAATGTGGCAACATTCGCTACAAAACTAGTAGTGCTTACATCAGGGTTTATTGTAGTAGCTGTTGAATATTGCGTACCAGCTACCCCTGTAAGATTAATTGCAGCGGCTGTGTTGTTTTGTGTGTCAGTAACTGTGGCACCTATTTTAATTTCACCATCAATCAAGTTATCTAACGTATTTTTAAATGTGTACACCTTAGCATTAATAGTCATAGTGTCTGCAGTAGTACCACCCAATAATGTAGCAGTTGAGAACCCATCGCCACCAGCAGTAAGACTACTGACTGTAGCAATACTATTACCTGCTGTACCTGCAGTTTGAGCCCGTACTACAGCCTCATTTACAACCAATGCCCCAAAGGCATCTATATCTACAGTAGGGTGTGCAGTCATTGACAAAGCATAATCAGTACCGGGGATACCTCCTGCAAGGTCAACAGCATTTTCTAAGTTTAATTGTGCTTGTGCAAGTGACCCACCAATAGCGACATTACCATCAAAATCAGTAAGCGCTGTTTGAAAAGTATAAACTTTACCATCAATTGTTACAGTGTCGGCATCAGTTGGCATAGTTGCAATAAGTAATACGTTTTGTGCTTTGGCCTCGCCTATAGGGTTTACAGCAATTGTCAAAGCACCTTGTGCTGCCTGCGCAGTAGGTGGATTAGCAAAACCATTTTCCTTTAGGTAAGACACTTTAATTCTATCTGCATCAGACATTTCTAAATCTCCTTTATAATAAGTTGTCTTTAAAGAATGGGCAACTTATTTCAGTTTGCCATTCGGAACCTTTGCGCCCTAAGTTACGCACCACCGGGGTTTGAAATGTAACGCCCTGGAACGTTAACCCCCTAAAAGCGTTTACAATAGCATCAGCCACTTCCAAGTTTTCACCGTCTCCAGCTTGTATTGGGAAGTGAACCAACGCTATTGCAACACCACGTACCCTGAAGCGTCTTTTGGCTGCACCAACATCTACCTGACGACTAGATTCCGGTGTAATCCTAAGACGCACCCAACCATTAACGCAATCGTCTGGCTGGGGATCAGGGGCATTGTCATACTGCACAAATATAGGTAAAGCATCTTCTATATCTGTACCGAATTTACAGCGGATAGTATTGAATATGTCTACATACACAGTAGCCATTACAGTAACCCTACCCATTCTTTAGTGCCTGCATTATCTGCAAGCAGCACAATCATTGTTTCATCTTGCAGCAAGTTACCTAACTCACCGCCTAACCCTATACCTTGTTCCGGTACAATTCTTAAAAGGTTTGAGCCACTATTTTCTAAATAGAAATATGGGCCTCCAGGTTCAAGGTCATCAACCAGCGGTAGGATTATTTCAAGATTTGGAATAACACCAGATGTCATACGCAATACTCGACCCATGGCTACTGATATACGGAAGTCTGCGATGATGCTAAAGTCTTTGCCACCACCATAAAAAAATTCAGATTCAGTAAAACTTTCATTACGAATTTCGACAATAGGGATACTTGCACTGGCTGCTTTAAATGCATTCCACGTGATACTTAATAGTTTGTCAGCTTCAGTACTAAATCTGCAGGGCACATCAAATTCACCACCCCAGGTTAGCTGTACTCCTGTAGCAGGGGCAATAGTGAATGTTACTTTTCCTGTAGTCGTGTCAACTGAGAATCCAGCTGTTTGCAGCGTACCATCAAAGGCTATCTTTACAGTACCACTTCTGGGTTTGGTGATATTGCGTATTTTGGTATTCAGACCATCCTGGTATCGCTTGATAAGTTGGAATTCTGTTTGAGAAGAATCACCCACACCAAATACCACATCTTCAGCATCTGGGAGCGCTGCCCCATCCCCAAAGGTAATATGGTTACTTGTTGTGGCGTAATCACCCCAATCTTTGAATCTGAAGGACCCCAGGGCCCCCTCACGGGCTAAATAGAACTCCATTACAGCACTAAGGTCATCTTGATCCCGCACCCCGTAACGGGCGTTATATTGCCTCAGGGCATCCGTCCAACGTGCGGTACGATGTTCAGCACCTGAATCTGTGGTCACAATGGCCGTATTGTACCCAGGGCCACCCCTTGAACCAAAGCTTATATTATCAGGGAATAGTGGCTCATCAAAGCCTGCCTGAACATCTAAATTAAATAGTGTTGACACCTGGGCCATTAGTTCCCATCCTCTGCAATAACTTTGATGTTCAAACTTCCTATGTCATCTGTGGCGGGTACCCCGCTAAATGTCCTGGTTGATGAATCGAACATAAGCCAGTTTGGTAGCGGGTCGCCATTCTCAAGTTCGGCTGTATAGGTCAGCGTGTCCCCATCGATATCTTCAAAAGCATCACTAGGAAATTGGAAATTAAAGGCTGTGTCAGCTGTAGCTATCTGGTCTGATATCCCTTGGTCTACAGTAGGGCCATCATTCACATTTATTATTTCAAGTTGGAATGTGTCAGAAACAGTGCTACCTACATCATCTTCAGCAATAACTTTGATATCTAAAAAACCCACATCATCATTAGTAGGGGTACCTACAAATCTACGGGTGGCCCCTGTGAAAGTTATCCAGGCTGGAAGAGGTGAATCATCACCTTTTGTTGCAGTGTATGTTAACGGCTGCATTTCAGGATCTTCAAAAGTGTCTTCAGCAAAAATAAAATCCCATATTTCATCTTCTAAATTTTGTTGATCAGGGATAGGGTTAGCCACTATAGGCGGTTCATTTATTGTAAAATTTACGCCTTGTTGAAAACTGGCAAATTTCCTAGTTCTAAATGAGTAGTTTTCGTCTAATGCCCATACAGCCGGATTAGAGCTTGAGAATTTACGTGTACGTTTAGAATAGTTCTCATCTAAAGCCCACACTGCAGGGTTAGAACTTGAAAATTTCCTAGTGAACAAAAAGTTAGCCATTTTATGTAGGTCCTACTGGTGAGCTTTTGAATGTACCACTGCTAAATTTAACATCATGGTAATTGTCATTCATTGGTGATTTATTATTAAAATCAGTACGTACCCATCTATCGATCCCTTCAGCATCCACACCTCCAGTGCCTTCGACACCAGAATCACTAGGGTCTCCAGTGCCTAGGTCATTCCAAATACCGCTAACAGCTGGGTCAGATACTCCATCGTAATCAGTTGAAAATTCGTAAACACGTGCTGCATCGTAAAAATTTTCTAATACTGTATCATCAGCTTCATGGCTTGCGGCACTACCTGTATCAACAGGCCTAAACCCAGACCATCTATAAAAGAAATTAGCAATATCAGTACCTGTACCTGCAAGAATAACGAAGTTAGTTATAGCGCCTGAAACGGCAATACTCATTTTCTGAGTACCGGAATTATATGTGGGTGTGTACGTACCTGTGGCACTTGGTGCGGCTTCCATCTGTGTCTTAATTTCAGCAAGTACGGTTACAGTATTATAGACACCTACAGTTAGTGTAGCTGTACGTTCTGCACCACCATCTTCAGTAAAATTAATTTTGTTATCAGAAGTCGTGATATTTAAAGGCCATGCATCAAGAATAACTAAGTCAGTATCCATATCAATATTTGAAGCCTGTAAAAATCTAGGCTGTACTGTACCTACACCATCAGGATCATCAGTAACTTTTGCGGCTAAGTAGACTGGGCTAAAAGTAATAACATTTTTCGGTGACGCAACTTCTGCAATAGGAGGCAACATACCTAAAGCATTTTGGCATGGCCCTACCCCACGCTGTGAGAATAAAGCATTACCATTTGCTGATGTTGCTGTACTGGGATCAACACTATCACCCCACAAGAAATTTAAACAATCGTAATCTTGATAGTCGTTACTACTTAATGCATCAGTATGAAAAGAAAGTACTTCAGGAATACTACCTTTATCAAGTATTAGAGATGAGTTATTTAATGATGGGTCAGCATCAGAAACTATATCAGGGTCGCCTTCACTACTAAGTAAATCATAATTTGCACTAGGGCTAAATGAGCTTTCTACGGGCAGTGCAGAGTTCCATTTTGCAAAATCAGCACTATTTCTTAACCAGTACCTATTATTATCACGCACCAAAACATTACTAATATCTGAAGACCCAACATTATTGTCATGGCATAATAGCCCTACTCCATCTAAATTAAAAATACAATTCAAAGTTTCTGTTCTTGTGTTTATAGCTCCAGCCCAGTTATGTACTAAAATATTTTTTGTAGTATTGTGATAATAACAATTAACATGGAAGTAAGTGTCATTGTCAGCTGCAAATATATTATCAAATGGGTGTATTGAACAATCAAAAAATTGTGAGTGTGAATAACTTATCTCAGCAGCGCTTGTTGCTATTGGGTGTGAAGTTGTACCAACATGTGTATTACCTGCTTTAGTCGATGTACCACTATGACTACATCCGTAATATCTAATTCTGACACTATCTAGTATTGCCTGTGTTAGAGTAACTCTGATAGCAACATCTGCAAGATTAGCTGAATTATTTACAAATCTAATATCTTTCCATTCCATCAGCTTAGGGCCATGCAAATTTGAGGTTATAGTTCTTTGGAAATTACTAAACTCTGGTTTATGGGCTTGGCTTGCCCATCTTCCAGACTGGTCCCCGTAGAGTTGGTCACCCCATTCTTTTAGCCATCCACGAAATGTAAATATAAATTGATCCGTAGAAGGGTATGTAGTATCAGAGTTATGGGTAATGGTCCCATAAGCACTTGCTTCATCATCATCAGTTAAAAATCTAAGTTCCCAGTCCTGAGTTACAAGCTCTTGACCTTCAAAAGCCCGTATCTCTTCCCAAGCTTGTTCAGGCGTAGCATAAGGAGCCCCTGCAACATCACCACTGCGGCCATCTCCTGTTGTGTCATTACCAAGTTTCCAAGCCACACCGCCTTTAGTTTCAGGTACTCCTGTACCTGGGTCGTAACAGTAAACTACTTTTAGGGCTGCTTGTCCGGCATTTAATGCACTCATGAAATTCTCCTAACCTACTTGGTCTGCCTGAAACGGGCAATTAATTAAAATCATCCATTCAGAATCAAATCTTTTCCTATCACCTGTAAAGGGTGTTCTAAATCTAATACCTGAAACATTTATTGCTCTAAAATTATCCATGATGATATCGCTTATTTCATTCATGCCACCATCACCTATTTCTATGGGTGCAAACAATTGAAAACGTGTGATACCTGCAGTACGATAAGTACGTTTACTGCCAAACATCACTTGCTTAGATTCAAGCGTTTTTATTTCAGCCCTTATCCAATGTGTTTTCTTTGGTTTTATAAATGGTGCGTTGTCGTATTGAATTAAACAAGGCACTGCACCAAAATCAATATTTCCTATTTTCTTTCTGATAAGGTTATGGATTGCAGACATAGTTGGCACAACAACGACCAACGAATCCGATAAACCCCCAGGTGGGCAAATATAGCCATTTGTTAAAAGACCTGTACCCATTAGCCACCTACTCTTGTTTGAGTAAAGCTAACTAACCTGCCCTGTGTGTCGTATGTTGCCAAAACATCGTATGTGTCCTGCAAACCTAAAGCCGTATTCGCTGCAGCGTTTGCCGCAGTATCATAAACTTTTGCGGTACTGACTGTAGGCTGACTGCTTACAGGGTCATAGGCTGTCGATTCAATTACAATATTTTCATGCGATAACCCAAGTATGCGCGATACCTTTTCTTCAAGGCTATTAAAGAACGGGTCAACATATGCAAATAAAACTTCAGGCTGTATCGTTGCAGTTAACGCTTCATTTCTCGGTTCAATAACATAATTATTTGTATCTAAACCTAATGATGTATTAAAATCAAATTTCCAAAATGTCCTATCAACAGTAGTTTCTACTAAAAGCATAGCCACAGACACACGGGTACCTACAAAAACTAACCCATCAAAATACTCATCATTTAATTTTTCTCGTATAAATACTACACCCGATGCGCCCAATTCCATAACAGCCTCGATAGGTATAATTTCACCAGTCCTAAATTTTTCACTGCTCATTTATGTAATCCTCTTAATCGTCAAGCCTGATGTGCCTGTACCGCTTGTAGTTGTCATTGTTACATTAGCAGGGTCAGTAAGCCCAGGCTCCCTACGTGCGCCCAATGTTAAAATATCATTAATATTTACTGATAAAATATCAGATATTGACGAGGTGCCCTGATTTGCTGCAGAAGAATTCCTAACGTAAGCCGCCCCAACAGGACCTAAGGAAGCGTTATTTATCTGAAATCTTGTTTGTATAATATTTCTGTTCACACCTACACCGATTAAATCACTGGTACTACTAACTTCTACATCGCCCGTAAAATCGAATTGTATTTGAGTATCATTTAACCTTGTAAAAAGACCGTTTATAGTTGTTGTTGAAATACCAAACACTGGAACATCTGTGTCAAAATCGGCTGAAGCTACATTTAGGTTTGTCGTTACGTCTATATTTATAGCTCTTACAAATTGTTTTGGTATATCTATTGCTTCAGTTAACCCCACAACATCGTTTATAGTTATAAGACTTAGAGCGTCAACAAATGATCTTCTTGAGGACCCGAAAAATAATGTGAAATTCTTTACTCCGCCAGCCGTACCTATTTTTTCACAAAGTACATGGTATCTAACACGATTACCCACTGCAAAAATAAAATCTTGTGATAGAAAGCCAACTAACCTTATAAAGAATTGGTCGTTAGCATCCATGTTCAATTCAGCACTAAGCATTGTAAAAACTGGACGTACTCCTAAGTCGCCAACGGGTTCAGAGAGTATACCCGAATCAATAACTACTCCTTGGTCATCAGAATCATAAACTTCTATATGCAATCTCTCTTGAGCATTGCTATTATTAACAGTTATTTCTAGTTGACTTGTATGTTCACCCTGAGAAGCGCTCAGTGAGTTAGCCAGAACTTCTGTAAGGTGGTCTTGATCTGATCCAATTGTAGAATTATCATTAACAGGAACTACAACAGTAGCGCTAGTTATAGTTCCTTGGTCACTTCTCTTTGCTAAAAATACAGTCTCAGGTGTTGTAGTTATTTCCTCATCAGCAGTTAACCAAACTCTATCAACACCAACAGGCACAAGAGTATCACCTACTTGATTACTAGATACTGTGTTAACAAAAATTATTCCTTCAGTTGCACTTACTTTAGAAACTTTCCCAACAACAAAAGCATTAATAGTTGGTTTAATGTTTGTTAAGTCTCCTGTAGTTACTGGATCAACATACAGAACGTCATTAATACTCCATAGGGAAGTGTTTGTATCTTTAACTTCACCATAAGTAGTAATTTTACCCTTTGCATTATTTAATAAACTAGTAGTGTTTATTCCCCATAACCCACCCTCAATAATCGTTGGGTCTGAAGCAAGCGCCTTAACAACATCATGAAAATCTTCATCGCCTATTTTTGCCCCCGTAGCTCTAAATACTTTTGGGTTCAATGCTGTTACTGCAACATCATTATTAAAAGCTAGAAAAAAAGTTTCTCGACCTAAGTTTTGAGTTTGGCCATCTTGTGTTTGAGGTAAACAAAAAGCATCTGTAAGTGCATCATATTGTAGCGTAATATTTTGCCAAGCATTACCCCCTAGTATAGGGACTATAGATTCAAATTTATTTTTGGTGTCACTAGCAAACCATATTTGGTTCGGGAAAGAAGAAGGATCTGATGCAAGAATATTAGCTTCTGTATCTACACCATCATATAGAGGTTCCGCAACAGTTCTTGTAAAAAATATAATAACTCCACAAACTCTATTATTTCCTAAATCAACTCCCGAATTTTCAATTACTATTGGAATTTTAAAATAAGTTGTGGCATCGGTAGGGTCACCCGTAACCCTGGCTAAATGAAAATTATCTGATTCAGCTGATTCTTGAATGTACAAACGATCATTATTTTTAAGTTGAGCAATTATGTTTGAAGCATCAACACCACTTTCAGCAATATTACTTATAAACATAAATGTTGATGCTGACTGTGTTGCATTATTTAGTCTAAAGTTTTTATTTCCGGGGTCGGCGTCCGTTATCGTTGTGCTAAAACGCCACGTTGTGCCGAGCGTTGCCCCACCTGCATTTGAAAGTTCATCAAGGGCACCTTTTACAAAAACAGCGTCTAGACCAGAATCAGTATTATCGTAGGGAACATTAGCGGCTATTTGGTCACCCGTGTTTACACCAGATTGATTATCAAGATTTATAACCTGTGCGTCTGTTAAGTGATTTCTTTCCCCAGTTGTGCCGCCTTGAATATTACTTAAATTATTATGGTCATTGATTGAAGAGGTCATTTTAAACCACCGACCAACCCCCACCGTTGGCTGAACAATTCTATCTATGTCTTCTGTGTCTGTTGCGTCCCGGTCTAGTCTATACAGACCGTTATCCTCAACATTAATTAATGTCTTATCTGGGAAATCTACTGCAACAGTAGTATCGATTGCTTTTAAAGCCGTAATATCTTGAACAGGTGGAAGAAGTCTTGAACCTATATCTGCAGCAATATTATCTAATTCAGTTTGTATTTTTGTACCCGAGTACAGTGTAGTTAAAGAAGCGGTTACATCATCTATCTCACGGTGAGGGTCAAGGTCAGCAATATGCGAATCAATTTGTGCGTGTGAGTTTGTACCAATGTCTTGAATATTTAAATGGCTGATTGAACCTTCAGTAAAATGAATTGTTGGATCAGACATATGGCCATCAATCTGACTATGAGAATTAGTACCGATATTTTGGATGTTTGTATGATCAATACTTGCTTCAGTAAAATGCTCTGAGGTATTATCTAAATGTGCTCGTAAATCAGCAGCGGTCACTTCGTTAGGTTGCCCATTATCTAAACTAGTATCAGTATTTTGTGTGTGTGTCGAACCTTCCAGGCTGTCAATACGTCCATCATTTTCATCTATGCCATCTTGTGCATTTGTTGCGGCCATTCCTGATGCAGTATTATCAAATGGTACCTCTGCAGCATTTTGGTCATCTTTAGCATTTTCTTCAATGTTAAATAATTTGGTTTTTTCAGCCCCAGTAAAAACTTGATCAATAGCTTGCACATCAGTTAATTCTAAGTCTGTTAAGTGGTTTACATTAGGTACACCATCATCTAAATGCAATCTTAAATCAGCACTTGTTACTTCATTAACCTGACCATTATCAAGTTTAGTGTCAGAATCTTGAGCATGCAAACCTAGCCTTTCTGCATCAGTTATTATTGACCCACTACCTGCACTATCTACGTCATCATGAGCAGTAACTAAACCAGCGTCACCAGCAATGCCTGCAGGGTCTACGAAAATAACCCCATTAGTTATATCTGATAGTAATATTTGCCCTACCTTTAAACCAGTTTCAGTTATGGTTAAATTACCATTAGCATCAGAAAATATTAAATCTAAATTTGAAAATGTAGCAGTGTTCACCCCTTCAACAAATCCTAATGCAGTGATAGAACCATTAGAATTATTTAATATTTCAGCATTAATTAATCCAGCAGGCTCGTCTGTTTCTGCAGTGATAGCAGTAACAGTTGGTAGCCCAGAATCAAAACCAGAATACTTAACGACTTTCAAAGAAGTTAAAGTAACTCCTGAGATATTACGTACCTGCACGTTTGATGGTTCATGCAGATCTTCACCTACTAATAAATGATGGAAGCCCATTATTAAATGCCCCTTACTACGTTGCCGTTAAGGTCTACTACCACTAAAGGCCCATTAGGTAGCTCTTCACCCACGCCATCGAATTTATGTGTAATAATAGTATCAACATTAAATCCAGTACCAGCCGTTTCAAGATTTGCAATCATGCTTGCCCCCCTGGAAAAAGTAATAACAATTCTTCAAATGTTTCTGCAACCATACCGTTAGGTGCCTGGGGGCTTCCTGGTCCTGGTCTACCTTCTTCAAGAAAAATAATATAGGGTACGTTGTTTGCAATGTAAACGATTTCAAAAGGTCCTAAATTAAGTTCAGGTACAGGTGGCTCACCTAAGTTAAATGTTTCTTCTTCAGCAGGCGCACCTATTGTCATTTGCCAACCACCACGCGCACGGCCAGTATCAACTGGAGTTTTCTGCACAATACGGCTAAAGGCTTCAATTGCAATTGCTTTTTGAAATATTACTATTTGTACTTGAGTTAGATTTTTAGAGAACGCATCTACTTCTTTATTGAACCTTTCAAGACTACCTATCCTAGTCATCGGCTCAACTCCTTATCTGTAATTCCCACGCTGCAATAGATTCACCACTATAAATAGGGTTTGTACTAATGACTTCCCAGCAGATACTATCAATATCAATATTCCAACCATTTAAAGTTCCACCTTTAACAGGTGTAAAATCATTACCCTGATTTCCAAGTAACACTTTTGCATCACCTGCCTGGATTAAATCGCCATCGATAAAGAATTTTTTATATGGATCTGGGGGAGATACTTTTGCGGTGTGTGTGGTTTGAGATGTCGGTGTAGTTACACCTGTATTACGATCATACTCCCCAGGCAGAGGAGCTGAGGTAAAGATAACTACTTTACCAAACTCATTAATAAGCCGTTCAGCAAGTGGTAAAAACACAGTGTCAAGTCGTGTCATCCTCTTCGTACCTCACCGGCTGGTCGTAAAATGTTCCAAAGTAAATCGGTTACTTTGCGATATCTTTTTATAGGCTCAAAACCACCAACATACCTAATACGCTCAAGTAGTGATGCAACTCTTACTTCTGTTTCTGCAATAACACCATTATTATCTGAATCTGAATCAAATATATCTGTACCATCAACACCTTTTAAAGCCATCTCAGCAGTAGCATTTAATAACTCTATTGGTAGTTCATTTGTCCCTAAAGAACGGCCATCATTTAAAACTACACCAGCACGTGGCCAATGGAGGCCCTGCTCATTAGAAAACCTGCTACCTATATAACGAGGTACGTATGTTGAATCTAGATACTGTGTACCAAAAATTAACGCCTGCTCTTTAGAATCTTCTCCACCTATTAAAAAATCAGATGAAAAAATATTTAAAGCACTTAAAAAAGTTTCTGTAACTAAAATAGAATTACCCGCAGTACCGCCCACCTTTGCAGTAACCAAAACAGCAGCCGTACCGCTTAAAGCTGCAGCGACATCTGGGTGTGGTGTTGTCGTCGGTGGTATGTCGGGATTTCTCACAACATCACCATTAATCACATCTTTAGTATTTTTCAAAGATGCAGCAACATCTGCCCCTATGGGTATTTCACCGTCTGTAGGGGTTACTGTTGTTTTGTAAGTGTACACTGTTGCCCCTATGGTTATAGTTTCACCATCCAGGGGCAAAGTGCCCAAAGTCAAAGAGGTAGACGCTGCAGCATCAACCCAAGCAGCAGGGCTTCCGTGGTTAACGAAATATGCATCAGCATCTGCAACAGATAGATAACTGTTTGCACCGACTACACCGCTACCGTCTTCGACTATGAACATTTTCTAAAAGTCCTTCTCTACTCTTCTAATTCAAGAATAGAAATTACTTTATCTTTTTTCATTGAAAGAGTATCGCCATCAACAAAACCTGCATCAATGCTATACTCTTTTACGAATACATCCATATCTTTATTTGATCTGATATCACGAATACTTTCTGCAGTAACCTCTTTACTAGAAGTTTCTCCAGTTTCAACATTTGAAGTTTTTATAGTAGGCTCTTTATGAATTTTAAAACCGTCACGTTCACATAGTTCTTTTGCTTTTTCTAGACTTACTTTACAAATACCTCCTGGACCTTTGACGGCTACCAGTTTAGTAGTAGTTGTTGGTTTTAGCCTCATATTATTATTTAGCTTAGTGATTGCTTTATTTACATGTTCTTCTGTATGGTTTGTCATTATTACCTTTCTGCTTAGTTAAAAAAATTCTATTTTAAAAATACCCACCCACCAACTACCTCTGAGCCTACCAGCTCAGTAGTGTGAAGTAACCCCAGCGAAAAGTTTAGAAAGCTCTCCACTAGGGCTACAAATTAGTGCGTGTTACCCAAGCAAACGTGCAGCAAGTTCTGCACGAATAAGGCGGGTACCCCATAAGATATCAAATTCCCAAACAACTTGTTTATGTTGCCTTGATACTTCAAGACGTAAAACAATACCTGTTTTAGGGTCTTGCATTGACATGATTTTAGAACCCAAAGCCAAATCTTGAGTGCTTTGAGTAAGTGGGCGTGTCGCAAAAGCAAATGCGTCACGATGGAACACAAGGTTAACTACGTGGTCATCAATAACAGTCAACACTTCGTCATCAGCAACAGCAGTTTGCAAAGCTGGGAAAAATTTTAGTGCAGTGATAGCATTTGCAGCAAATGTGTACGTGCCAACTGTACCTGCTTGGTTATCAGTAACATTAGCAAATTCAGCAGAGGCTGCGTTATCTACAACCACATAAGATTGTGCATGACCAGCAAAAGTGAAAATGTCACCATTAAGCAAAGTGCCAGCAACAGACACTTCAGCACCATTGTCTATATTGATGGTGTCGATGCCAATAGCATAACCAGCACCATTATTAACTGCAGCTGTACGTGTGGCACCCGCAAGAATAGTACCGGCTATGTGTGTGATAACTTCGTCATCAGCAACCCAGTCAATACCAAATTTCCGGCCAATCTCACCTTCAAGAATAACGTCTGCACTCAAAGTATTGTTTGCAGAAAAGAACGGTTCAAGCTCAAGCGCTTGGGCTTCTGCATCAAAATCAAGTACACCGCGCCTGTTATCTTTAGGGCAAACCTGCTGATTCAAAATTTTACGTACTTGAGTAGCTGATTTAACGCCTACGCTTGTACCAAATGGAGTTGTGCCAGCTGTTCCGGTAACACCAAAAACACCACGCACTGGGCCACGGTACTCTTCATGAATAGAACGGTTTACATCATTGGCTAGTGTTCTGATAGCTTCTGACATTTGCATAGGTAAAAAATCTTCACGTGCGTCAATTTCAACCAAATCTTTATCGGTCAAATGGATAGCGTCGTTCTGCCTCCAATAATTCAAAGGGATGGGCACTGTTTCAATCGTGGTGCTTGCAGGTACTGGGGGTGTGTTTGATGGTGCTACATCAGAAGTAGATACTGCAGAAGGAATGGGCACATTAATTGTGTCGCCTTTTTTTGCAGCCTCTTGTGCGTAGTCACCATTGACCAAACGAGGCATAACCGCAGCCTCGCGTAATGCCAAAAGTCCCCGTGCGAGAATTTTTGGTAGGATATCATCCAAATTATTTGCCATTGTTATAGCCTCCTAGATAGAGCTTAATTGTTTACGATTCATGTTTAACAGAAAGCTACCATCTCGGAAGCTACGCAGCGTCTCGCCGCGATTTATCTAGGGGATTTTTAGGATAACTTCAATCGTTAGCGTACGACCTTAGTGTTCCCTTTTGCAATTGCCTCTAAGCTATTATTGATAGCATTTTGATCATTACCATCAACTTCACCTTTAACTACAGGTTTATTGCCACCCCCTGTGTTTCCTGCATTTTTATCGGATGAATCGCCAGACCCTCCACCACTGCCGGAATTTCCAGTACCACTAAAAGCAGCACCAAAACTATCTTTACTTTTCATTTCTTCGACTAATTGAGTTATTGTCATTGCCGTACCTGCACTACCTGCAATGCGTGCCACACCTTCTGCATTAACAACTTCTGCTACAAACTTATCGTCTACCTGCTTCATCTTTACATGTTGTTTAACGTGCGGTAAAAGTAACTCAATAGAACCCCCAGCTTCTTGAATAGCCTTTGTTGCCTGGGCATCAATCAAGTTTGTTCTCAATTGCCCCATAGAGGCGTCCACTACTTGCTGCATAGTTGCCATCTCGGTAGTATGCGCTGTAATAAGATCACCTTTCATTCCTTCAAACTGCTCTTTAGCCTTAGCGTCCGGGTCCAAGTTTTTAAATTCTTCATACTTGGCTATGGCTACCTTTGCGGCTTTTGCATCAATACCATCAAAAACTTTTAAGGCTTTAACGCTTTCAGCGCCAGTATGCCTTTCAGTTTCGAGAGCTGATTTTAATGCGGCTGTGTTTGCAAATTCAAAACCGTCCATAGGTTTGATATCTGGGATGAATTTCCCAGGCTCTTTTGGGTTTTCAATGTACTCTGCTTTAATCACATCTTCTAGAGTGTCGTATGCTTCTTTGTTAATTACTGCTGCTAGTGTCATATTTAATCCTTGGGCGTCTCGCCCTGTTGGGTGGCGTCTCGCCACGTTTTAAAATACTGAGGTTTCGCTCAACTGCTTACTAAATAATATATGGTCTCAAAACAGACTTTTCAAACCCTTAAAATTTGGCGTTTCTGGTCCCTCCCTCCCTATAGGGGGAAATGTGGTTTTTAGAAAAAGTTTTAAATAGTCCTAAATAGTTACAAATATTTTAAAATATTTCAAAGTATCTACACAAATTAATCTAATTTTGCTTCAGCTGCACGCATCTGTGGAAGGGTAAGCTGCTTAGTTTTATCATTAAAAAAGAACTTATCGTTCAGCTTCCCGCGCCGAAATAACGCAGACCTTTCTTTGCCTAAAGCCATTTGCTGGGTAGCCTTTGACTGATTGCGTAACCACTGGGGGTATGTTTGAGTAGCCGGAACCTGCCCTTTAAAGGTATCGCTTGCTGATGCCCTGGTAGATGGTGGTAATTCATTAAGCCCTGGTATGCCTAAATCCTCAAATGATTTTATTACAGGTACCGTGGTACTCCTGCAATTATGCACTAATAACCCATTAGCTAAATAAGTCTCGTCATCCACAACAGCTAGATTGTAAACATACCCGTTGTAGTACTCATCTACATTTGATATGCTTGATGAGGCAAACCAATTAGAGGGGGAGTTATGGCTACGTTCACTAAAAAAGAACTTGAAAAAATTATTAAAAGAGAGCACTGGAAATTGGGTAAACCTCTTAGACAAATTGAAAGAGAACTTGGGGTAGGTAAAACTGTTGTGCAAAGTAGTTGCAAACGCTTGGGAATTAAGACACGCACCAGAACCGAGAGTATTAGAAGTGGGCACGCTAATGGCCATCTTAAGGGGGCATCTGGTGCTGACCATTGGAGAAAACAGAATATCAAAAAAAGTAAAAAGCTTGCTAAACAAAGTTCTGCAAGAATGAAGAAGTCTAACCCAATGTTTGATAAAGGCACTAAAGAAAAAATTCTTAAAACACGTGCTGATAATTATAGTAAAAATCCAACAAGACATGAAGCGGCACTTATTAAAATATTTCAACGCAGGGGTATAATATTTTGTTTTCAAAAATCTGTCAGGGGTGGTATTGCTGATTTTACTTTTGGTAAAGTTATCCTTGAGATTGACGGTAGAGGACATGCCAGCAGAAAAACTGCTGATGCTATACGGGATAAGGTCCTCAATACACTTGGTTGGCATGTTGTGCGAGTTAGTCAAGACAGCCTGCGTGATTACAGACGACACCCCAACGGCCATTGGCATCTTAGTAAACTTTTCAAAGTTTTGAAAAAGTACATCACCTGTACAAACATCCCTAGCATTAAGCCATCCTCTGGTTTTGGTAAGTATCGGGTGGTCGTCCGTGAGGCTAACACAGGTATTGAAAGACGTTTTTAGTTTTTTAATTTTACCGTTATGTGATTTAGCCATAACTGTATAAACTTTTTTCCATCTGTTTAAATGTGTCAATACCTCGTCACCTACCTTAACATCTTCAATAGGTGTTAAACCTTTTTTTGTAGTTATTAGAGTACCCCCCACAAGCGCATTAAAATGTTGGGGAGGCCTGGGGCCTTCACCAATTGGGAATACCTCACCATCAAGAGAAGCGCAGATAGGTGTTGTACGGCTGTCTAGTGTTGCGACATATTTTACTTTATCAATCACATCAGAATTTGCTTCGTAGGTTGCTTCTCTTGCTTTTACAGTTACCTCGGTCACAGATGTGCGCACTAACGTCTGCGCGTTATGGCGAGTACCATTAAAAACACCATCTGAAAAACCTTGTGCTTTTGTGCCGACAATCCTACGCGTCATATCCGGGATACTGTCACCCTCTGCTAAACCTATACTAAGCCGTCTTGTAATTTCATTGGCGTCCCGGTCTGCATACTGATTAAAATATTTTTTAATAGTTTGCCCTCTTACTTTACCATTTACAATTTGCCGCATCACTGCTTGAGAGGGTACAGTTAGTGCTAATGAAATAGGGGAATTTTTATTAATAATACGTATTTGATTCTCTGCTTCATTATTTGCAATGTCTAAAAGATCACTCTTAAGGTCAACACCTAAACCCTTGTACCCTTCACGCAAAAGTATTGTGTATGCTTTTCGCATTCTGATAAATCTATCCGCTGACATATTTCTGCGCAGTCTGCGGTTTATCTCTTTTTCGACATCAGGCAGCACATCATCATTAAGCGTGGCTAAAATTTTATTGACTTCTTTATTACGCAGGCGCTCTAAAAAAATAGCATGCTTTATGGCCTCATCTTGTATGTCGTCATTTATTGCCATTAGGTTTATTTTTCTTTTTAACAGTACGTTTAGTTATAGATCTTTTGGTTACAGATTTTTTAGGTGCAGTAGTTTTTTTAAGGTGTTTTGGCATCAGTGTCTCCCATTATTTTATCTATATAGTGTTGCCGCATGCCTTTATCTAAATGGATAAAAATTCTTTCCATCATTTCACGCCCACGTATACCGCGCTTGTATTCAAGATATAATAAAAACGCTAGTTCTTCACTCGTCCATTTCAAGTTCGCTATCATCTTGGTTTGTCCCATCATCATCGGGGTCATCATCGTCCCCTGTAATAAGTCCTAAAGCTGGGCCTTCAGCTAAAATAGCTTCTATCTCATCTTCAATATTTACATTTTCAGATAACACACTTCGGCGTTTCAACTCAGTTAAAAATGTAGTTTGTGATATTTCTTTAGCAGCTCTCATGTTAAAAAGAATTGTTAAATCTTCTTTATTGCTAAACACCACACCAAAGTCATTAAAAATATCAAATGAAAAATCTTTAGGTAATTTTTTATTTAACCACCGCGCAGAAAATTCTGCAGATTTATTTAGGGCTTCTTCTTCTCGCCTAATCCAAGCTTGTACAGCACTCTCATTGTCATTAGCATCAATGGCCCTACCAGTAGCACTTACAGAAGGGCTTGTAATAACCAAAGGTTCAGTACCTACCACAGTCATTTTATTTTCGATATCCATGATATCATCTTGACCTACTTTAATTGAATTTCCTGAATGTTCTACCCATTTCATATCAGCCTCATGGTTCGCTGTAGCAAATTGTGCACGAGGTCCTATAGTAATACCATTATCTACTTGTTCTTGTGTGACACCTTTAATAAAAAGTACACCTGCACGTGCAACATTAAGTAAGCTGCGTTGGTCAGAGTATGATTGCCAATGTGTAAGGTTTAACCAAGCTAGTTTTAAAAATGGTGGCTTTGCTGTTAGGTCTCCATCTTGATCTGTGTAGTAAGTAACTAAAGGTATCTCCCCAAATGTATGTGTGTCACTTTCCTTTAGAACCCAAGTACTAGAGCTATCAGCATTTTTACTTTCTTGCCATAGTTCCCATTTTGTACGTGTCCATCTTTTAATTTGTTTAACTACTTCGTCCCCAAAATCACCTTCACTAGAAATAAAACTTTGAAAATACCTTATCTCATCTAACTTTGTGTCCTCTCCCACCTTCCAGAAGAACAAATTTAACGGCGAAATCTCAGACCATACAGGCCTTGCCCCTGCAGATTTTTCTTCTGCTATTGTGGCTGTTCTTGGCACATCATTTTTATCAAAAAATTTCATTGTGTTAAAATCTACAAGTACATGTGAAAGGCCCCACTTTAAAGATGTTCTAAAAAGGTCATACCCAAACTGAGTTACACTCCTGCCTTTTTTATCCACATCTTTAAAAACAGCTTCTAAAGCAGGGTCTAAACCTTCAGTAGGAGCCCATGTAACCTGTTTTTTAAATGGTTTTGCAGACAGCCTATCAATAGTGTTTCCCAAACCTTCAAACAAAAATGATCTATCTAACCTGTTTTCATATGCAGTTTGTGATTCGGCTTCCTGCTTAGGTAGCCACTTGGTAGCACCTTTACGCATTGCTTTTGTGCCATCAAGTAAATCTGATATTAAATCCCAAGAGAACTTTTCACGCATGGTATCATAGCGTACTGAAGGTGTAGATACATCAGCTTTTTTAGGAGTACTTACAGTGTTCACCATTATTTTTTACTCCGCTTTTCTCCAACAATATAAGTGCAGCTTAAGTAACCCCCAACACCCCAGGCACTACCTACACACCACTTAACACTAATGTATTGATCTTCTGAGTATCTAAGCATTCGGTTGATCCATTTCTTTAGGATGATCTAAAAAATCTAGTTCTGATTCTATCTCTACTTCGTTGAAATTATCCCATTCAGGCAATAACCCTTTAAGTATTGAGAAAATGAATTCGCCAAGTGCAGCACACATACTAAAAATTATCTATGGTCATATCATCATGTGTATGGCGGTCTTCACCACCTGGGGAAAATGTCACTTCAAACTTCTTTTTATCACCATCCCACCACATAGACCAATTATGATCATGAAATCTTGAAGTGCGTGTACCGTCTAAAGTAGTTTTGCCAAATGCATGTGTTGCATTGTCATCAAGCCTTTTACCGTCTTCTTGCATTGGCACAAACGCATGGCTATGGCCGTTAACTTCTGATGTTCTGGGCATTATATCTTCTTTCCTTGAGATGACTTATCGCCGTCACGTGAAGCTGCAAAACCAAGCAGGACGCCAACAGCCCCCAAAACTATTTTCCACTCTGGGTTAGTTGTGGGGTCATCGTCAATGTAGTACTGCACTTGTGGAAAAATAATAGCACCTGCAGTGACAACACCTGCAGCAGTAGTTTTCCAATTAGTTAAAAATTTAGGTTTCTTCATATCCCATTCCTTTGCTAAAAGTATTTCAATAATAGCAAAAGAATTTATTTTTACCACATGAGGTTATTTAAGTATGATTTAGCAGCCTGCTCCCTATAGGGAGCGAGGGAGGGAGGTAAATAAATAGAAAAACCCCAAATGACATAATCAAATGGGGTAAAAAGTAATTATTATGTGCTTAATATTATAGCAGATTTCTTATCTGGTTTATACTCTGTTCAATCCTTCCATTAAAATTTCTAAGGCTTTGTACTGGCTGTGGTGGAAAATTGTTTTACTCCTATCGTTTGCATTCTGAGCGTGAATGTACTCATCACAGTGTTTTTTGAATTCATCTTGATAAATCTTTTTTAATTCTTCTTTTTCCATAATCTTCAATTCTTTCTGCCCTTGTTGGGCTGTTGGTGGTTAAGAAGTCGTTTCGATAGGGGTTATTTAGAGTTGACTGAATTTTTAAAACACTCAAAACTTAAGTACCCTAGATTTAAGTTAATTTTTCTTTGTTTGTAGATATCGTATGCCAATTCTATTTCCTTCAATGTGTATTTCATAATCTTCAAATCTTTCTTAAGCATTTCTGCTAATCAATGGCCAGCGTCCCGCCTCGTATTCTTTTAAATCTGGGGCCGGTACGTACACCCCATCTTTTGCTTTTTTATATTTTTCAAGTGCCAAAATATTTAAGTGGTCTTGTGGGCATGTGTGCCTTGTTTGCCGCGCTGTTATAAATTTTACTACTTGCATGGCTCTGACCAAACATTAGTAATTTCAACATCATTTTTAAACTGCAGAAATAAATATCCATGTAAATTATATAATGGCGTGCCTTCTTCTTTTTCGAAATCAAAATCAAAATAGTCTATATTTATTAGTTCTGATACAAGGGATTCGCAACCCGCAACTTCAGATAAAATACTTTGATCTATTGTTTTAATTTCACCGTTACCTTCAAAATTAAGTTTCATAATCTTTTCACCTTTTGTCATTTCCATATAACTATAATACTAAACTACTGTACAGATGTACAGCAGAATAGTATATATTTTTAAAATTAGTTTAAATGTTTGAATTTTGCTGCATAGTTAACACATTTTATTAAAGCCTTGGCAAATTTACGTGCCCTTTTATCACTTTTTGGCCTGTGGTCATTAAAAAATATGGCCGTATCTACCATAGGGAATTTGTCTGATAACTTCTGCTTAACAAATTCCTGCAAAAATATAGGTTGTGGCTTATTCATAATAAAAACTCCTTTTGCTAAGTCCTGTTACTTATGTAAAATCCCCAGGCACAAAGTACCTAGGGTAAAAAGTATTTGCTAATCTTTTTTCTTTGGCCAAAATTTAGAGATTAGCCAAACTGTGATATTTAATATCACAGTAAGTATGATAGCTGACCATATGATATAGCCAATATCTCCTTGTCTTGCCTCTCCTGGAAAGTCTTTTGCAATTAATAGTAGCATAATGTATACTCCTTTCTACTAGAAAAAGGCCCTGTTAACAGTTAAGTTAACAGGACCACAAACTAAAAGACTTACTTTTTAAAGATCTTTGATACCTTGCATAATAGCTTCGATCTTTTGTATAGCAACGGTATGAAAAACTACTTCTGTGTTTGCTTTTTCTTTTTTCACATCGTCTGCAGCCTTCACAGCTTCATTAGCTGCTAATTCTGCTTTTGCTTTTAGTTCTCCATGCTTCTGCACTGCTTCCTCCAGTGCCTTAAGCATTTCTTCTTTGTCTTTTTGTACCATAGGCGGTACCCTCCTTTCTGGCCTTTTGGCCGGTTAGTTGTTTTGTTTTATTTAGCTTAAAACATCCTCCACATTTGCTACCCATTTAGCCTTGCGGCCATCACTAACACCCTCACGTTTACTATGTGTGGCTTTAACAATCTTAAACCATGTGTCTATCATGTCATCTTTTAATTCGTGAGTTATCCAGTCACGACCACCTATGATTAGCTCAACTTTTCTACGCAAGCCAGAACCCAGCACTACTTGCGCTTTCCAGTCAACACCTACTTTATGTTGGTTAGTTACTTGCCCTTCTATTTGGTTATCCCTCACTGTATCAATAATGTGGCTCTTACTGATGAGTGTTTCTATTGATTCAAAAATATCTTTCATTTTGTTTCCTTTGTCAGTTGTCATATAAATATTATCGTCTATCACTGTATGCGTGTACAGTACTTTATTAAAAAAATATTAAAATAAATATAATAGTGCGTTTTTTGTAAAATAATGGGGGTTATGGGGAAATAAAAGTACAGGAGGAAGGGCATACCGACCCTTCCCTTAATTACATCCTAGCATTGGAAGATACTCTCAATAATTAATTCCTGCACAAAATGGTGGGATCTGCCAGATGTTTCCAGCATCGTGACTTTCTAATCACCGCAAAGGCTGTTAACCTTGAACGCCCATAATATGGGAGGAAGGGGAGGGACTTGCACCCCCTTTTAAATCCCCTCATCGCGTTTAGGGAAATACGGCTATCCGCTGCCTCGATTCTTCAGCATCACTTCCTATAAAAAAAATATGGTGGACGCGGCTAGGTGAGGGTGTCCCTCGATGTTCCCTACCCGTTTCCATGTAAAAATTGATGCTCGTTTGCCTCGTCACTTAATTTTAATGGTGATATTCTAGCCTAGATTGCTTATCGGTTAGGCGGTGATCTCTTATCACTATTGGCTATCCATTAAAAATAACATCTGCTTAACAGTATACCTAAATATCAGTAATCGCAATACCACCTTCTTCAATTGGGAATTTATTGACCACATAGTACCCTACTGCATCGGAAATGTGGGTTAAATGCTTTTCTGACTTTTTATCAATCTCGCCGCTGCCGCCCTCGACCACAGAAACACCTTCAAAATCTTTTACCACATGTGGTGCGTTATCGGGGTCAACTAAAAACCTTATCTGGCCGTCCATAGTTTGTATACGTGAATTCATAGCATTAACACGCACACGCTCTGGTCCGTTTTTATTTGCAACTCTATATTTTAATCGAGTGCCAAACACAGGTTTTAATTTCTTGCGTATCAAATCCCAGTCAGACCCGGCTACCTTTGCGCTGCCCTGATTACCCCCTGTAGAATCACCATATAAATATACATCACCTGTATGGTGTTTCCAGTCTTTGATTATTCGGTCACAGACTATCAATGTATTTGAATGCCTGGGAATATAAACTTCACCTATTACTGCAGTGAATCGTCGGGACACCTTTGGGTTTTTGCCTTTATACAATTGCTCCTGCATAACTGCACAAACACCTGGAGCGATATTAAAATCAAAGGCTAAGATAATATCTTTGTCTGGGTCGTAATCTAAAGATTCAACGGCGTGCACCTCTGAATCAAAATCATAATAGGCCCTGCCCTGGAAATTAATAAAGAGCCCCAGGACCTCCTGCCGATATGACAGCTCATCCATGTCAGCTTTCATGGCTTCAATTTCACTCGGGTCTAAAATGTCTTCAGCTGACCAATGGAAGTACCCCCAATTTTTATTACGCTTACCTTTGGCCTTCATTGCCAAATCGTAGTAATGGTTGCGCCCTTCAGGTACACCGATAAACCAAGCGAACCCAGGGCGGCCTATGGTGGCCAAAGCTGGACGGATATGGTCTATCCATGCAGTCTTTTTCATGTTGCCGAACTCGTCAAGTATGATGCCATCCAGAGGTGAGCCCTCAATACGCTCCGGTTTGTCCATCCCCATCACCTGGATTTTAGGACCATGTACCAATGTAATTGTCAAGTCAGATTCTGATATTTTGTCAACACAGGATTTAGGCACCAGCTGTTTCAGGTCTTCCCAGTAGATTTGCTTAGCCTGGGCTCTGGTGGGCGCTGCAGCCACAAACCACCCGTTAGCGTGCATACAACGCAAGGCTTTGATAATAAGTGCCCTTTTGCAGTATTCCGTCTTACCAGAGCGCCTGCCGGACGGTACAACGACAAAACGCTTTATTCCCGACACGATGGTGTGGTACAGCGCTAAACGTTCCTTGTGTGGCCTGAGAGGGTACCAGCGATGCCCCAGGGTGGTGTTTACGGCCTGCTGTATGGCGTCATCGGCTTCCTTGAGGGATGCAGCCTTGATCTCATTCTCACCAATAGGGTCTTTTTTGGCTTTTTTTGGGTGTTTTAAGGCCTTCTGCCCTTTGACCAAGCGCACCGATTTCTTCAAATTTACTGATTTTGTGGTCATACGTACTTAATTATAACAACAGCTTTGCAAGATTCCTTGAACAAATCTATAGTGTGCCGGGTGCCGGGGGATTGGCCATCCCAGAAAGCTATGCATTCATCAGCGCGTTCTTCGATCTCAGCATTACGGATAAAGCCTGCATCCTTGCCGTACAGGTCCCAGTCAGCCTTTAATTTTTCGTAGGGTATGTGCCAAACTTTTTTAGCCAGCTTCACTGCGCAATCATCAGCCCCTTTGGCATCTCCGGTAATAATTTTAATACAGTCCAAATCGTAACGTTGCTTAATCTCATTAATCATAAATCTAGGTCGACAAAAATCACGACCACCAACTACTGCAAGGTTAAGCACCTCGTATTACCAAGCTCATAAGCATTACTATTGCAGAACCAACAAACACAATATTACCCTGTATTGAGCCTACCAATAAAAATAATACTGCAATAATAAACCGTATAGGGTGCTTATTCATTTTCTCTTCTTACTCTTCTTACGCTTTTTAGATTTTCTAGCCTGCTTAAGTTCTGCAGTACACGTGGTGCAGCGCTTTTTGTTGTCTACCCAAAACTGCTTAGGTGTTCTTAAGCCGCATTCTACACAAAGGCATTCAGGGTCATGTGGCCTGAAGCCGCTTTCGTTAGTTGTACTCATAGTGTCCCATTCTACTAAATTCTAAAAAAGTATTATCGTGCACGGTAAAAGTTTTACAGTGTAAGTTACCAACCTCATCTATTTTTATAAATCCAATTTTACCAGTTCGTCTTTTAGTTTCTTTTTCTGCAAATAACTCTTGGTAAATATCTTCACTGTATTTTAAATCAGTCTCATCTGTTATTGTCATTTGTATGTGCTTTCTAAATGGTGGTAGTGTCAGTTTGCATTAGCATTTCCCCACTGCGGGTAATAAATGAGGTGGTAAAATGATTAAACAAAACCCACCCTCTAAGCCATGGCCCCATACCAAAGGCCACACTACCATATGTTATTTTTTCTTTTTAACTTTCTTTTCTTTCTTTTTAGGCTTAGGTTTTACTAATGGTATGCCTAAGCTCTTTAGCATAAATTCTAATTGTTTAACAGTCTTTTCACAACAGGCCCCAAACACTACATCCATTGCCATAAATTCTGGCTTAGTCATGAGCAGGCTAGCAGCCTTTCTGTATGTTTCAAATTCTGCATGTACTACGTGCAGCATTTCATGACGTATTGTGCGCACTAAAATTTCTTCGTTTTCATGTAGTTCAAAGTTAATTTTTATAGTTGCAGTATTGTAGTCTGGATCAGGCCAACACTTACCATAAAAACTATCTTCAGCGTCGTCTATCCATCCGTATTGAAAGTTAAATATCCAATGGGGTAAATTTAAAAGCTTTTGATAACGTGGGACTTCTCGTTTAACTATTTTTATTACTTCTGGTTTATCCATTAAAATAACCTTTTTATAATTTCTAATTCCTGGTCTTCATTACACACACCGCTATCACCATCAGCCCAAAATATAACACAGTCACCCGAACCATAAGGCCCACCTATACCTTCTCCCAGTTTAATAGCGATGCCCTCGATATCCATACTAATAATACGCACTAGGTACGCAGGCTGCAGGCAATCATCAATAGCTTTTAAATGCTTCTCAAAATCTTCCCATCTCATTTATTCAATCTCCAGCTCTGGGCATTTGTGGTTTTGTAGCTTATCGTGGTCTTTAAATTTTTTATCACACAACATACATTTAAGTTCATTCACCCATTTATCTAAAGGGGCTGCATTTTTTAAATGGTAAGGGCTTTCTGTGCTGTACAAATCACTAGGGCCAATCATGGGCTGCACTAACGCTTTAGTTTTTTTGGCGATATTTGCCAACACTGGATTCATCAACGGGTGCTTTAATGGTAGTGCGCAGCCAGGGCTGCCAGCTTCCCCCATAATAACAGGGCCTTTAAGTTTAACAATACCACCACTAGCTAATCTACTTTTGCAGTTTTTTGTATGGCCAAATTTTAAAAAATCTGCAGGCTCTAATTCTGCAACAGCATCAGCACCACAGTCACAATTTTTAAGGCTGTCTAATATTTTTTGTCTAAACCCAGGCATATGGGGTGCTTTGGCTACGGCTTCTTCCATAACTTTTTTACCTGCATTTTTAAGCATAACCTCTTGTATATTACAGGCACATACAATCTGGTCATCTACCTTAAGTTCATAATCTTTTTTACATGTTGGGCAGATATCCCCAGGGCGCTTTATTTCACCACTGCGTAATTTAGCATAATACTCATCTGTTAGCTTTTGGGCAATACTTGTATTCGTTGCAGGTGCTGTTGGCATGTTGGCCATAGATCTAATAGGGTCTTCAGTATGTACTATTTTTATAGGCCCTACCATTTCAAAATATCGTGACCACCTATCAGGGTAATGGTACTCTGTAGTCCTGAATAAATCAGCTATGGCTAGTTCTGCTGTGTCCCCTGATCCTACATGCCGTAATAAATGTACTTCTGGAAAGCTTGCCCTAAAATGGTCAGTATGTTCTGTTATATTAATTTTCATTTTTACCTTTATTGTAGTAGGGCTCCATTACTTTAATAGTTTCTTCATAAAGTTTAAGTATCTCACATTGCTTTTCTATAATTTTATCTTTCATCTCGGTCTGTTCTGTGTGACACTTAATTAATAAATCTTTTATTTCTTCTATTTTATCTATTTTATCCATCTTCTTCCATTTCCTTTAAATGTTTCTCTACCCACTCCATCAATGCAGGGCTTTCATAATAAACTTCCATAGTGCCAGTTATAGTAATACTCCCAGATAAGCCTTTTGGTTTTTCCTCTGGTTTTGGTATGGGCATAATCATCAATCAAATGGGTGGTTTATTTTACAGCTATCACACAGCCCATTATTCCTATAATCTGTTTCTTCAGTTATTGGTGTAAAACAATCATCGCAACACCGCGACATCATTAGTATGTTTGTGCCTACTGTAATAACTCTACCATCAGATTTAACATAACCTAAAGGCTTTGTGTTGTCGCATAGTACTTTAATTTGTAAGGTTACTTTAGGCACTTAAAATCTCTAATGCCATTTTATATTATTTTCAATTTCAATTTTCAATTTCTACCCCTTCTCTAAATACTCTGCCTACAGTTAAACCTTCTTTCTCTACTCTATCTTGAATATCTTGCCACATCTTTAATTTTTCTAACTGCCATGGGTGTACATTCTGGCTATAATTATGCTTTTTAATAAATCTATTTATGGCTCTAACTTGTGTCTCAAGTTCAAATATATTCATGTACTTAAAATCACCTTCTCTATTAAAATAATCATCAATAATATTCATGTATTTAAGCTCCTAATATTTTCAGTGCTTTTTCGTAGTCAGTCATTTTAAATAACCTCAATTTCTATAGTATTACCTCTGTGTATTCTTGGCCAGCCTTCCAGGCGTTCAGTCATACACAAAGTTAAATCAGTAAAAGCTGTAGCCTCACACATACCTTTTCCCTGCAGTCCGTTAAAGTGGTCTATATCTAGTACAAAGGCTTCGTACAGATAAGGCGCAGTACTTTTGTTTATGGCTTTTCTAATTTGTATTTTCATCAATCATTTCTATTTCTATATTTTTTGCCCAAGGCTTTGAAGGCCAGTTAGGAAAACTTACAGATAAAGTAGCCAGTAACCCTGTAACTGTACGGCCTGGGTCACGTTCCCTATATGCAGTGTTTTTAAAACTAGGTGCACCAACCACACATGCTTGGTAAAGTTCATCTACTCCTTCATCCTCTATTCTTTTAACTTCAATTTTCATTTCTTCTTAGGCCCATCATTACGCACTGCGCCCCTAATGCCATCCATCAGCTTAAGGTAATTATCATGATGCAGCCCAGACAGTACTTCATCACTTAGGTACTTACCTAAAGTTATCATGTGTTCTTTGCAGTTGTCTATGGCCTGGGTACAACTTAATTCTTTAGGTGCAGCATTCTCGGCTTCTTTTTGCCTGCGTTGTATTTCTTTGCCCATTAGTATTTGTGGGCATGTGCTCTTATGGGGTGTCATAAATACTGCGTTACAATCTGGGCACGGTGCGCTTGCTTCCTCTGGCGTCTTGGCTTCTTTGATATTGTCGTCTTGGCTTTCTATGCCTCCAGGCTGTGCCCCTTTTAAAGGTTTGCCATTCTCATCTACTTGATCCATCTTTATTAATCTCCTGTTACTTGTGTACTTACTTAGTTTTTATTAACTGGTTTGCATCTTCGTGGTGTCGCCTATTAGTCTTTACTGCTAATTCATATGCATGTAAACAGTTTATCAAATATTCAGACAAAACATAATCAGGGGTGTCTGAAAAATTCTCTTGGCTTGTGCAATTTAGTAGCTCAGTAAGTTTATCATAAAAAGTTTGTCTAGCACTGCCACCAGTACCCCCGCCTTCTTGTTGTTTGTCTTCTGCAGGTATTGGCTCACTGCATGTCACATTCACTACATTATCAACTAAATCATTCTGTACACGCTCAATTAATGTATTCATATCACGCTCTCTAATATTCATGTCATTAGCAACATCAACACAAGCTTCAGACCATGCCCAGCCCACAGCCTCAATACGGGCATCTCTAATTAGTTGGGCTACACGCTCTGCCATTGTTGTACCATTGTCGTGTATCTTAAGGGCCGCTGCTACTTTTATTAAATCATTGTCCATTTTGCCATTCTTTCATTCTTAGTTGCCATAGTTTATCACGTTCTTCAACACTTTTTATAGACCAATCATATCTAAATTTTTCAACATTATCCGCTATTGGTTGATCTATTATTTCGTAGTCACTATCCCATTTAAGTTTTTTACTATCATGGTCAAAAATAACAGGGGCGTTATTAGCTAACATTACAGTAAGTGTAATTTGTTTTGAATCCATACCTGTTAGCTTCAATAAATCAAACACACGGTGTAAGACTACTACACAGCCTGAGTTATACATTTGTTACCTCTTTTCCTAAATCATACCATGTAGCATTTTCCATATCACCTGCATAATTAACTGAGCAATGGAAAACTAATTCAGGGTGGGTTTTCTCGGTCACTACTTTTTGTTTAATAATCTCCCCATTGTCGCAGTAAGTAATTATCATGCGTTTAGTGATATCCTGGTGCTTAATCAAACCTATACCTTTCGCGCTCTACCTGCATAATAATAACTAAACATTTTTCGCAGTAAATGGTAACCCTTACTTTACTAATCTTTTCTTTATTCTCGGATACATACGTATCATGCCCAAACCATTTGCACCTAAAATAATACCAAAGAATAACTGGTACCTGCTGCTTTACAATCGCCCATCGCCAACTTAAAGGTAGGTGGTCCTCATTAATCCTAAAAGCCTCAAAAAGGTGGTACCACAATCTAGGCTTTCTTTTGGGGTCCCATTCAATCATGTGCCATCATACCCGTGTATAGGACCAGTTGCATTATGTAGTTTATTAAACTTGGTATGATTTTTTCTAGCCAACCATGCAGCATATTTTGCTACGACTAGTGGGTGGTCACATGTAGACACTTCAAATTCTTTATAGTCACCATTTTTAAATTGTTCAATATTTACTGTAGTTACTTTAGTTTTATTTAATAGCTCATGTAAAACAACACCATTAAGTTTACCGTTTGGTGCAGCAGCTTGTTTAACTGCATCTTCATGCTCTACTAACTCATAAGTGTACGACTGTACTCTAAATATCTGCCCTACTCTATTAAAAACAAATCCTATTGGTCTATCCATTAGTCATTTTCTCCTGTAACAATTCTTACAAATTTTATCATTCATAAACACTGCTATATAATTTTCAGGGTCTTTTGCATTTTGGTGTAGCCCTATCTTACATAAAGTTTCTTTCTTAACTACACGTACAAAGTTAGCCCACTCACGCTTTAAGTTTTCCCAGGGTGTGCGTGCCTGTACACCTTGTAGAAACCTGCATCTATAACAAAGTTCATTTAGTACTGGGCTATAAACCTGAGCTTTACCGCACTTAGGGCAAGGGTACGGGTCAGGTATTATAGCTTTTAGTAAATCGTATTTTCTCAGCTCATTTTTTAAATTTTCAGTATTATAAATAGGCTCTAATTCTACATCAGGGAAAGGCACACAATAACTATCATCGGGGCAGTACAGTAAATCATTTGCATTAGCCCCTTTAGGCCATACAGTATGCTTATGCACTGGCTCATTACAAATTGTACAAATCCTATCAGCATCTTTTTTAAGATCGATCATCTTTTTTCATCTCTTCCAGTTCATCATTGCACCAATGGTGGTAAATACTATTCAATCGTGTAAGCCCTATATTTGCAGGGCCTTTACCAATCCCATATTTACCAGAGCCTATACTGTTATGGTTAAAGGGTTTGTTACTCATGTTTACTCGATGTCTCATCTAACACAATTATTTTTGTCCCTGGTTTTATCACTATAGCACTAATACCCAGTTCTATTGTTAGTGGATCAGCCGCAATGTACTCTGCAAATTCTACGTGCCCACCTTTACGATGAATATCAAATAGCTTAGATATTTCTGGCCTATGCTCCCAAGCAAACTCACCTTCTATTGATAAAACTATCTTCCTACTCATCGTACTTTTCCAAAGATTTTTTAATTAGAGATATCTTATCATTAATAAGGTTTATAGTTTCATCAATACTTTGCCTAATCTCACCTACTCCTTGCACGCTATTTGTGCAGGCTTTGGTTTGATATGCACACCATTCACATCTTTTTAGAGCTTCCACAGCATCTTTTTGTTGCTTTAAAAAACGTTCTTTTGCGTCACTCACTTCATTAACCTATTAGTACGCACAATAACACCTGCGAACATAAAGGCAATACAAACAATAATAATAAAATTACTCATCGTTCCAACACTGGCAACCTTTAGCATTATCCCAACATACAGTACAAATATCTTCGATTACTCTTTTAATAATGTCTATGGCTACATTATTAAAGCCTTCGTCTGCAAGTTTTTTATCAAATGGTTTCATTTCAGGCTTATTCTCAAAAAAATAGCAAACAATAAATCTATCATAGCCTTATCATATTCTTCTTTATAGATAAAAAAGGTAACAGCGCCTATTAATAAAACTATGCATATTTCTATAAAAATTTTAATCATTGCTTGCAAACTCCTATAACCTCATTGATATCTGTCACTGTTTCCTGTATCTGCAGTTTTGCCCCTGGCTGTAGTTCAATCTTAACTCTGCCCAGGTTAACCATTAGTGGCACTGCTCCTGTGTACTTTAACTTGCTTACCTCGCCCATTATCTGTTCAAACTCTGGGGCCATATCACAGTTAGTAAATACTTTGTAATCATCTTCTATAGTAATTCTTATTAATTTAGCCATATTGTTTTACCTTTACCAAAACTTCCACCATTTTTTAGCAGGGCTGTAAACTTCAATACCGGCTAACTCCATACCTGAACCCCCTGCAACCTTATCAGCATCATCACAAAATTTTGTTATATGGTCAACCACTTCTTTTAATTCCACTGTACTTAACCCGCTAGGTACTTCAATTTTAACAGTCAATATCTTGTCAGTGCAGGCAGCCCCTAAATATTTAAATTTCGTCATGGTAAACCTCTCTCTTCGTACCACAGTGTATACAAAATTCGCCTACATTAAAAATACCGTTTGATTTATATTTAAATTCATGTTTAGCAAAGATGCGCATACTAATCAGTAGCGCCATAGCGTGGCAGTACTTGGCCCACTGGTTTAAATAATGCGTAGGGTTAGGGTGCCCTGTAGCCTGGGGTAATTGTACTAAATTAATTCTTTCTTCCAAATCTTTGCATAGCTGCTGCCTCATCGCCATAACAACGCATCAACTATATTTATCATTATCTGGGTCTGTGTCATCTCTGGGTGACTGAATGCATACGATGCTTCTGCAATTGTAAGATAGGCAATTACAAAGATTAGCCCGTAGTAGAATACCTTTTCTTTTTTAGTCATGATAGGTGACGATATATAAAGATAATAATATTTATCAGTACAAAGATAAGGGACAGGGCAGAACGTTTACGATACTTATCCATCGTTCTCACAATGACAGGGGGTAAACTTCATCCCAACAACTATTACAGACATACGTAATAGCCAGATTAATCTGTTTAATTTGTAGTTCACTAAAGCCCTTTTGGGTAAGGTATTCTTCAAATAGGTTCATTTGTTTAATATCTCCAATGCACGTTTATATTTATTTCTACGGTCATCATACTTAGGATCGTCAGGCATGGTAGACGTGTTATGCTCAATATCTGCAATCTTAATCAAACGGGTTGAACTGTCCGAGGCAACTAACCGTATGTAGTCAAGGTAGTCCATGTTTTTATCTTTACTGAGAAGTTTAATTCGGAAGATCATACCTTCACTAAACCCATTAGAATATAAAATACCTTCAGTAATTTTAGTATCTTCAAAGATGTCATGGAATACGGCAAGTATCCTTAATGACTCATCAGTGAATTGGTTAGATACCATGATAGGGTGTACTGATGCAGGTGTAACACCATCCATCCTATATTGTCCCTCATGATATCGTAGACATAACCCTAGTGCTTTTTCATATGTGCTCATTGTATTCTTCCTTTTGTTTTCTTTGGTAGTTTGGGTTTGTTGTGCCTACACTCATTACGCTTTACATAACGATTACAGGTCTTACACCATTTCATTTTCATGACTGTCTTTCTTCGTATATGTCTAAACCTATTCACCCTTATCAGGATCTATAGTTATACATAGTACCATTTGTTCTTTACCCATTATATTTGCTCCTTTAGTATTTCGTATTCTTCTCTTGTTATCTCTTCGCTATATACTAATGTATATTCCTCATCTTTGAGTTTGTTACACAACACACCAGCATACATAGCGGGCTTTTTCTCTGTAACGGTATGCCAGTAATCACCCAATTTTAATGCTTGTTCAGAATTAGGTTTCGCCTTTTGTTCATCAGTCATCAAGTTAAATATTAACGCTATATAATCAGCGCCTTCACAGTTTTCACACATACTCACTGTGACATTAGGATTGCTAACTAAAATACTACTCATCACTACTGCTTTCTGGTGCTTTAGAGATACACCGCCATGAATTAAATATATGGCTTTCCCACACAGAACCATCTTCTAAAGCTGCCACTTTACTACCACCACGATTAACACTAACATCAACAGCTTTTCCAGGTAAGTCTTTTACTACAATGCCTGCTTTTTTATCAAAGTGGTATTGCTGTACTTTTTCTGCAGTGCGTGCATCACGATTTTTTCCAAGCTGTCTATCTAAAAATATAATTGATGAGACAACAACTAAACCAAAAGCAAGTAGAGCCTTATCTGAATGCCTCATTTTTTACTTACCTCTCTAATAACATTTTCAAAGTCTTCAAGCATTTTAGATAAAGCTTGTGCCTCTCCTGCGTGCTCATCATCTATCTGTTCGTGTGGCTTAAAAGTCCATAAATCTTTTATACGTACAGCAGCTTCTAATGCTGCAAGCATAACGGGTGCATTCTTAAATAAGTTAGCGTAATACTTTTGTTCAGATTCAAAAGGTTCATCGTAACCAAGCTCTACAGCACAGATACAAATTTTACTATCTGCACATCGTTTATCTGTTGTTATTGAGATTTTATCTGCATCATCGCAGTAAAATGTTTTTAATTGATCTCCCATAAGAGTAACCTTTATTTTTTGTTTCCATTAAGCAAACTATTATAAAGCATTACACTAGTGGTATGTCAAGGGCTTTTATTCTATCTCCTCATCCCAGTCTGGGGGCGGGGCCATAACCTTTGTTATCTCGGCTAAAACTTCCCTTACCGCTGTCGCTTTATCGTCTGTGGTGCCGCCTGTACCCTGGTTTTCTGGGTAGTATGTTTCTCGTCTTCTGCCTCTAAGCATAAAAGTAGTCAGCTGAGTTTCCCATTTTTTCTTAGTTAAAAAACATTTCTCACCTGTTTTCGGGTCTTCAGTAAAAACAGGTTCACCTTCCCATAAGTACAATTCATCAGTGCCATGTATCGCCCTGTGTGTGGCTGACTTTTCAATTTTATCTGTGATGCTATCCCTAACATCTTCACAGGCTGTTCTAAATTCTCGGCATCCACGCATGTACCTACGCAGTGTGTCTGCGTGTATAGGTAACTCAGCACAAGCAATACTTTTCGTGTAGTGTGTTGCGTATAGTTCTAAATATTGTTCAGCCCAATCAGGCCAATGTTTATAAATTTCACCTGTCACATCATGTGCTGGTGGTCTACCTACTCTTCTAAAAGGGGGGGTACTAATTACAACACTATTCTTATTATTTTTATTTTTAGTAACGGCTTTTTTCTTAGTAGTTTTCTTTTTCGTACTCTTTTTCTTCTTATACTTATCAGCTGCCGTAGGTTTACGTTTTTCTTTTTTAATAACTAACTTACCAATTATTTTTTTCTTAGTACTTTTCTTAATATTTTTATCTGTCATATAAAATATAATACATAATCCCTGCAACTAATACAATCATACCTCTTTACTGCATTTACCCTTAGTCTACAGCATTGCACCCCTAGTCCCTCAGTCCCTCCCTATGGG